GACCAAGCTGATCTACACCAGCGGCAGCACCTTCATCCTCGATCCGGTGCCGGCGGACAGCGCAAAAGATGTTGTTCTGGCTGTGACCCTGAAGCCGACACGCGCCTCGACCGAAGTCTGGGACCAGTTGTATGAGGACTTCGCGGAAGTCATTGCCGCCGGCGCAATGAGCAAGCTCATGGACATCAAGGGTCAGGTCTTCTACGACCCGGCTGAATCGGTACGGAAGGCCCGTGAGTTCACGGTCGGCAAGAACGCGGCCCGCGTGCGTTCCGATCATGGCGGACTGGGCAGCAAGAAGCTGTTCGTACGCGCCCGGAGGATTTGATGACAACCAAGATTCGACTGGTCGAGGGCGATACCCGCCCCCGGCCGATCTTTACTTTGCGCGACAAGCAGGGCGATCCGATCAATCTGTCGGGATCGACGGTCCTCTTCAAGATGCGCAAGCTTGGGGAAACGGTCCTGAAGTCCGAGGTCAGTTGCACCATCCTGTCCGGCCTCCTGCTGGAAGACGGGACGGTCGACTACACGACCCCGTACGACGTGGCCGGCATCGGCGGGCGCATCCGCGTGGACTGGGATGCCGATGATCTGGACGCCTCGGGCCGGTACGAAGCGGAAATCGAAATCACCTACAACGACGGCACGGTGCAGACCGTGTACGACAAGATCAGCATCACCATCCGGGAGGACATGGATGTCTGAGGAAGTGCAACAGTCGCCGGACAGTCCGGAGGCTGAAAAGGAGCAGCAGGCCTCGATGAAGGCGGAAGCCACCATCGCGTTCACGCTGCACGTTCATTTAGACGACGGGACGACGAAGGACATCCAGTGTGTTGGCCAGATCGTTCCAGAACCACAGGAGTAACACATGGCTATCTCTGTTCGCCAAGACGGCAACAAGGCCGCGCTGGACGCTGTTCTTGACCTGATCGACGCCGGCTCGGGCGACGCCAGCGGCGATTTCGAGTTGCTGACCGGGGCCAATGCTTCGTTGGCGGTGCTGCCGTTCTCGACCACGGCGTTTGCGGCCTCCACCAACGGCAGCGGCACGTCCGCGACCGCCACCAGTAATGCCATCACCAACTCTGGCAAGCCGACCGCCGGCACCATCGGCAACGGGCGTTTCCGCGACAAGGCCAACAGCGCGGTGATGAGTTTTTCCATCAGCGCCAGTGGCGGTGGTGGCGACATGATCGTGACCGATCCGGTGATCCCGGCGAACGCCACGGCCGTTTCGTGCTCGGGTGTGACCGTCACCCTCAACATCACGAACTAATCGCCCATGCCCCGTTTTCGCCTTCGCCCGCAACCATGGATCATTGGTGGCACCGGCCGCATTGCGGTGTCGGGAGCATTGCAGGCCCGCGTCACCAAGACGCTGGGGTCGGTACTGCTGGGCGGAACGGGGCGTTCTGCGGTGTCCGGATCACAGCCACAGTGGATCACCGGTCCGCAAACGGTTAGCGCCAATCCGAGCAACTACGTCTCGGTGCTGGCGGCGGCTGCGCCGGGATCGACGATCCAGTTCGTGGGCGGCGATTACCCCGGGCTGTCGATCTACAGCAAGAGCAACATCACCATCGAAGGTCCGACGGACCGCTCGGCTCGCATCACCGGCTCTGTCGGCAACAACACGGTGCGGATCAGCGGGTCGAACAACATCACCATCAAGAACCTGACGATTGACAGTCTTCAGCTTGGCGGCGATGGCATTCATGCGCAGTCCAACGTCGGCCCAAGCTACGCGATCACCATCGACAACTGCCGGATCACCGGCTGTGACGACAGCCAATCCACAGCCGGCATTGGTGCCAACAGCGTCAGTTGCTGGGACTGGACGATCAAGAACAACATCTTCGACGGGTGCGGCACCGGGATGTACCTCGGCAACTCCGATGGTGCGTCACCGTTCGTGCGCGGGATCATCGAAGGCAACTACTTCACCAACTGCATCGGCTACAACTGCGAAATCAAGGGGCAGACGGTGTGGGGGACGACCATTGCCGGTCGGCCCGAGGGTACGACCAAGACGATCATCCGCAACAACGTCTGGAACAAGAACGTCGCCACCAGTTCGACCGGCGGCAACTCCCGCCCGAACCTGCTGATCGGCGGCGTGGCTTCAGCCGGAACTGGGTCCAGCAACACCTACGAAATCTACGGCAACTTCTTCGTCGGCAACCCAACCGACGAGCCGCTGTTGCAGGTGTCCGGCAACTGCTACATCTACAACAACGTCTTCTACAACATCGACGGCGGCGCTGGCAGCCTTGGCGCAATCTACGCGCGAGACTGGACGAGCACCGCTCCGACTACGGTTGCGCCGCTGAAGAACATCGAGGTGTTCTCCAACACCATCGTGATCGACGCTGGCATCGGCGTGGACATCAACGGCGGCACCGGATTCACGCGCAACGTCAAGGGCAACGCGATCTACGCGCCGACCGCCACGGCGCTGACGAACGCTACGGCGGCCAACAACACTACCGGAACCTTTGCTGGCGCGACGGCGGTGATGAACAAGCCAGATGGTGTTCTTGGTTCCACGCTCGACCTGCATCCGCAGACCGGCCAACTGAGCGGGGCCGGCTACTCGGATGTGGCATGGTCATCGCTGACCGGCTACAACCTTGACTTCAACGGCGCATCGCGGGTGTTCACCGTGCGCGGCGCATACGGCACGCAGGGCGTGAACCCGGGCTGGTTCCTGCAACTGAACCGCAAGGGCGATGGAATCCCAGCGCCGGCTCCAACCACACTAGATGTTCTGTATGACCCGGACGAGGGCACGGCAACCCTTTCGTATACGGGATCGTCTTTGTTCTGGCAGTCGAACTTTGCCACCAAGGACGGGACACTCATCGAGTGGGGCAACGGCACGCACGGACACCAGACGCCGAACTATGTCATCGAGTATGACCCCGTAACTGGCACACAGACGTACGTTGAGCCGACGAACATCATCACCGGGTTAGGAACCAATCCATACAAGACGGCTACGTTTGGGTACATGACCCAGCACGACAATCATCATTACCTTTACATCCCGCGCATCGACTCGCTCGTCATCCCAGCCAAGGGACAGTACGTGCGCGGATCGTCGTCGCGTCCGGTGGCCGAAAAGTTCCCATATGCGACACGGACCGAGGTAACGGCTGACGGGAACATCGTTAATGGCACCGGCACCTCTTTTGTTGACAGCCAGCCCCTTGGGTGGAAAAACGGCCAGCGGATGACGGCCTTGAGCGGCGGGCTGTACCGTCCCGTGGGGTCGATGGCAACAAATCCCGGCTACTACAGCCCGCCTGACGATTATTTTGGCGGTGTCTACAACCCGCACCAAGCATGGAGTCCGCAGCTTGACGCCGGATTCCTGATCGGTGGCGGCAACTCCGTGGGTGACGATCACGGCGTCTGCTTCATCATCATGCGGTCCACGTACTTCGGCTCGTATACGGAGCCGTACGTCGTAGTGATGAAAACGGTGCCGACGATTGGCGGGATAAAGCCGAACAAGCGGCAGGGACGCGACGGTGCGTGCGCGGTTGGCGAGTACATCTATTGGGTTGGGGGACTGGAAGATAACGGCACAACTTCCGCGCATTTTTGGCGCATGAATCTTGGCGTGTTCCTGAACTCCAGTGCGCAGACCATTCCGCAAAATTCCGGCGCGGGAGCTATCGAACGACTCTTAGATGCACCGTTCGCTGCAAGCTGGGGGTTACTGCGGCACGATCCGTTCACCAACACATTGCTGTTGATTTCAAACCAAGGCATTGCGTTGTTCGACCTGCGTTCGATGACGTGGAACACCTCCGCGCTGACAGCAACGAACGCGGCGTACCTTGCCGAGTACAACCAGTATCTTATTCCGGGCGGGTATCCGAACTCAGGTACTCCGTTCCAGCGACCCTCCGGATGTCTCGGGGACTTCATCAGCGAGCGCATCGTCGGCGGGGCGGTAACCGCGCGTCCTCGGAAGTTTTATTGGAGGCCCGGCTCAAACGAACCGGACGGCGTTGGCGGCGATCAGCGCCAGCGGCGCTACAGGTCGATCAAGGTGCTTCGTCCGCTCGAAACCGTGTCAGCGATAAATGTCGAAACGGAGAACCCGGCCAATACGTCCACAACGATCAGCGGCCCGCTGCTTGCGATCAAGCATCACGCCATCATCGAAAACTTCAACGATGGCTACAACCCCGGTCAAGCAAGCCGCCGGATCACGCTGTTCGGCGGCGATTGGGACAACGGCTGGCCGTCCTCGACGCGGGCCGACTACCCGCCGATTGGCGTTGCGTGGAACAACTCTGACGGTCGGCAGGAGATGTGGGACGCCGATGTGTCGGACGCGGTGCTGGCGAGCGGAACGATCCGGCTGAAGCTCGCGCAGAACTTCTATCACAACTACCCGTGGAACGGCTCGACCGGGTATTCCGGCGCGGGCGGGTTCGGCGGTGTCGAGCCGCAGCGTGGCCCGTACATGCCGGATGGCCTCGGCTTCGTCATCGACAAGCGTGGCGAGTATTGGATGGGACCGTGCGATGTGGGCTACACGGCTCCGCTTGGTGACGCGGCGGGTGAGCAGTTCGCTGCGTGGGCACCGATGTACAAGTGGACGAAGCCCGGTGTGCATCCTGTCAGCGGAATTCGGCTAGGAAACGGCTGGACGCGGCCATCGCAGAATCGGCTGAAGCGGCGCGGCGCGGCGAACGGCGGCTACACCACTCCAGCGGATTGGGATGTTGGCATCGCGTCGGACTCCGAGGCGGTCGGGTGGGGACGCCCGAACAACTCAGCCTATGACCCGGTGAACGACTGCATCTGGGTGGTCGGCGTGAACGTGAGCGGCGGGTCCACCATGACCGTCGCGCTCTACAAGTTCCCCTGCGTACCGACGAGCGGAACACATACGTGGACGCGGCACGTTCTCGCCACGGTGTCGCTCAAGGTGCTCGGCGGCCCGGACAACGGGACGGGCAACGCATCGACCGGCTCGACCGGCGATGGCGACATCTGCAACACCGTCTACTGCAACGGGAACCTGTACTTCACGCACACCCAAATGTTTTACGTTCCTGCCGAGAGCAACTGGCAGAACATCAACGGGTACACCAACTCAACGACCCGGCGCATGGGGCGGATCATCAAGGTGAACCTGAACGGGACGACACCAGCCTCCAGCACGCTGGAGTGGGTGCCATTCCCCGAGGCGTGCAACTGGTGGCTGCGGACATACGACGGGCCGGAAGGCGGCGAGGCGGCTTCCCTTGGTTACTCACCGCTGACGACGAGCCAGTATCGCTCGCTGAAGGCGGTTGGGACCAAGCTCGTTGCCGGTCCTGACGGCGACATGAAGGTTGCGATTGATCCGTGGATATGTGTCTACGACACGATGACGAAGACATGGACGACGTTCAATCCTCCAGCGTCGTTCCCATTAACGAATGGTGGGCATGACTGGCCGCATTCGATTTTCAGCCTGACGGCGATGCCGTCGCTGGGCGAGGTATGGCTGACCGGAAAAGGCGCTCCGGGTCCGCTTGGTGACGCACAGGACATATGGCGTCAATCCAAGGGGATGCTTAGGACGACGGCCTATCAGGTCCAGACAGGGCAGATGGTCGGACGGAGAATCATCCGGTTCAAAATTTAGGAGTGATTGATGCCAACGTACTACGTTAAAAGCGGAGCAGGTGGAACGGCGGATGGGTCGTCGTGGACGAACGCCTTTACGACGCTCGCTGCTGCGGCGGCGGTTGATGCGGCTGGTGACACGATCTATGTTTCCCAAGCGCACGCAGAAAGCAGTGGCTCATTAATATCCGTCTCCCTTACGGGCACGCTAGGAAGCCCTGTTCAGGTGATCTGTGCCAACGACGGTGCAGAGCCTCCAACGGCAGTAGCCACAACGGCGACCGTCACCGGCACCAATTCACAGATACAGCTTTCCGGAAACTTCTACTACTACGGCATCGTTTTTTCTGCCTCTGACACGATGACGTTGAGTGGCACCCTCAACACGCACACCGTTTTCGAGCAATGCAAGTTCCGCATCACCGATACCGGCGCGAACTCTGACACCATCACCACCAACGTCACGTCGAACACGACGTGCCAAACCTTCACCGAATGGCGTGACTGTTCGATTCGCTTCGGTAACGCAGTACAGAAGATTTATCACGTAAACGGTGTGTTCCGGTGGCATGGCGGCAGCATCGAATCGGGCGGGGCGGCCATCACGCACCTTGTCAGCGGGAACTCAGCAAACAGCAACTCCAACATTGAAATCGAAGGCGTTGATCTGAGTCAGGGCGCACAGGCCATGACCATCTTCCGCGCCGACCAGACGGGCCATTTCGTCATTCGTAACTGCAAGCTGCCCGCCAGTTGGAGTGGGACGCTGACGACCGGAACCGCCGTGGTCGGGCATCGTTCCGAAATGCACAACTGCGACTCTGGCGATACGAACTACGCCCTGTGGGTGCAGGACTACTGCGGCTCGACGCGACACGAAACCACGATCAAGCGCACAGGTGGCGCGTCGGACGGTACGACCGGCATTTCGTGGAAGATGGTTTCGACGGCGAACACCGACTACCCGATGCACACGCTGGTGTCACCGGAAATCGTGGCGTGGAACGACACAACCGGATCAAGCGTGACCGCGACACTGGAGGTGGTCACCGACAACGTGACGCTGACCGATGCGGAGTGCTGGATCGAGGTGCAGTACCTCGGGACAAGCGGTGCTCCGGTGGGGTCGTTCGCCACAGACCGGGCTACGTTGCTTGCGACGCCAGCCAATCAGACGACCAGCAGCGAAACATGGACGACGACGGGCCTCGGCACACCAGTCAAACAGAAGCTCGCCGTGACGTTCACGCCGCAGGAAAAAGGTTTCGTTCATGCCCGCGTGCATCTGGCGAAGGCCAGCACTACGGTCTATGTCTGCCCGAAACTGTCGGTGGCGTAAATGGCTGAGCTTCAGATTCCCGGCGGTCCGTACGTAGTCGGCAATCCGTCGTCGCAGAAGCAGATTCCCGGCGGTCCGTATTTCAACGGGGCCACCGGTGTGCTGTTCGATTTGAGCAGCGTTACGCTGGATTCCGTTGGCCACGCTACGTTGTCGGGCGACCCGTACGCCTTCACCAAATACTGGCGCGTGCCATCCAATGCTTCGCCCGGCACCACCGGCCGCATGCTCGTATTCGCGGCCGGCAATCCGCCCACTACGGTGGCTTTCGAGGGCGCGGTGACGGCCGACGCTAACGGCAACTTCGACCTGACCACCGGGGATGCAACCGCAGCCGGCACCAAGCGGTTCGCGGTAGTTCATGCATGGAACGGCGTCACCGGCACCACCAGCATCTATGGCGGCCCGGCAATCGGTGAACTCATCTCGGTGTCCTGACCATGACGGCGTTGCTCAAGTGGCGGAAGGCGTGGACGATAGAGGGCGGCAGCACTGCCTATGCCGACTACGAGGAAACGTGGACTGAGGCGTGGGCGTTTGAAGCGGGAACGCTGGACGCCACGGGACGCTCCACGCTGGCCGGCGACTTTGAGCTAGGGGAAATCTTCGACATCGGCAGCGGCACCATGGATACCGTGGGCCGTGGTTCGTTCCTGACGATGTCGCTAGACTATCTGGAGCCGGACATCCACCCGGTGTCCGGGACGCTGAACACGGCGGGCCGCTCGACCGTGACCGGCAACCTCGATTTCGAGGAGCCGTTCTTCGTCGATCCACCGCTGGAACTGAACCCGGTCGGGCGGATGGTGCCGAGCGCCACGCTGCTCACGCTGATCAACAAGTCGATTGGCACGGGGGCAATGAGCACGCGCGGCCGACTCAGCTTTGCGACGGTCACGCTGTCCATCAACGTGGCAGTGACCAAGCCGCTGTTCAGCGTGAGCCTGTCAACAACTGGCCGCTTCACGCTAACGGCCGACCCGAGCGCCACCACGATCAAGGCAACGGGGGCTGGGACGATGGATATGAGCGGACGCTCAACCATCTCCCAGACTGGGTTTCAGATCAATGCGCCTGCGCCGTACACGCACCCGGTAGGCAGTGGGGCGCTGTCACTGATCGGCGCGGTGGAAATCACAGGCGACACCTCATGGACCGACCAGCCGCCGTTCGACTTCGGTTCCGCTTCGCTCGGCCTCGTCGGGCACTCGACCGTCAGCACGCCGCGCCTGTTCGCTGGCGGACTGTTGTCGCTGTCGTCGCTTTCCATTCAGATGCGCGGGATGACCGGACTGCGCTCTGCGTTCTCCCATCCGGGGTTCGACTTCCCCGGCACGGAAGCAGTAGCCGTGTACGAGGGGTTGGACATGCAGGAAGCGGTGATTGACGTGGAGGGCGACGACATCGTCGTATAGGCATGGAGAATGAAGAGCAGCATGAGCATCCGCACCATCGACTGATCGAGGAGATTGCCGCCAGTGTTGAAGCGCGGCTGGTCGCCAAATTCGCCAAGTGGATCATCGGCAACGTCATCGGCCTTGTTGTGGCAATCGGCAGCGGGATCGCGGCCTATTACGACGTGCGGGCGGATGCCCACAACGCCATCCAGCACGATGCCAAGCAGGACCGGGAGATTGTCGAGCACTACGCCAACGCGCGGGCGGAACGCGAGGCGCTTGATCGCAAGCTGGACAACATGACCTCCAAGATCGACGAAATCAATCGCTTCCTGCGTGACCACAACACGATGACGCTCAACGGGCTGAGTGGAAAGGGCGGTAGATGACAGCGGCAAGGGGAATCCGGAACAGGAATCCCGGGAACATCAACGACGGTTCCTTTGCGCAAAGCCAGCGCGGATACAGCGGCACCGAAGAGGCCGGCCGCTTCGCCACGTTTGCGACCATGGGCTACGGCATCGCCGCCCTGATCGCGCTCCTCAAGGTCTACCGCAAGCAGCACAAGCTGACGACGGTTCGTGGAATCATCAACAGATGGGCACCGCCACAGGAAAACGAAACCAGTGCCTACGTGAATGCGGTCTGTGCCGGCTGGGTGCTGCCAGACGAGGAACTGCCTGACGATCCGCAGACCTATCTGTTCCTTGCGCAGCGCATCGTCGCGCATGAGAACGGGCATGACGCCAAGCAGATCACGCAGGCGGACTGGGACGAGGCGATGCAACTGTCGTTCGGAACAGTCACAGCACAGCCTGCTCCACAGCCTGTGAAGGAAAAGAAGATGCCGGCCCCATTCATTGGACTCGCCCTCGACGCTCTGCTGTCTTCGATCCCAACGCTGATCCGTCACTTCGGCAAAGGCACCCGGTCGGAGGACAACGCCAAGCTGGCAGAAATCGTGGTGCCGCTAGCCAAGGACGCCATCGGCGCGGTCAACGAGCAAGAGGTCATCGAGAAGATCAAGACCGATCCGAGCGCCGTGGCCGTCATCGACAAGGCAATGAAGGACAACTGGCTCGAAATCACCGAGGTCGGCGGCGGGATCAAGGAGGCGCGAGCCTTTGCTGTTGAAATGACCGGCACCGGGCCGCTGTGGCGTCAGATCGGCTTCGGCTTCATGGTGGCGATCCTCGCCTTCGCCATCGTCATCGGCGGCGGCGCGGTCATGGCCTATCTGCTGCTGAAGACCGGCACGGACGAAACTATCGTCTCGACCATCCTTGACTACTACAAGGCGGTCGGCTACATCGTGGTCGGCTACGTCTTCGGCAGTTCGGCCAGCAACCGCAAGAAGGACGACACCATTGCAGCGCAGGCGGGGGCGCGGTAAATGGCCAACATTGTCATTCGCAACTTCAAGGGCATCGTCCCGATCCTGAACCCACGGCTCCTGCCGGACGGGGCGGCGACGATTGCCGTGAATACGCGGTTGCTGGATGGCACGCTGGGAACGTGGAAGGGAACGACACAGGTCGCCACGTTGACCAAGGCGGGCACCAAGCAGACGATCTACCGCTTCGGACAGACGCTAGATAGCGAGGCGCAGTATTGGTTTAGCTGGGCGACCGACGTGAATGTGGTCAAGGCTCCTATCGACAACGACACCTCGGAGCGCACCTACATCACCGGAGATGACTATCCCAAGGTCACCGACAACACGCTGATGGCGCAGGGCGGCACCGACTACCCGCAGACCACGCGCCGACTGGGCGTTCCACAGCCAGTGGTGACCAGTTGCACAGTCAGCGTCACCGGCAGTCCGACCGACCCGAACAGCACCGCCTACTCCACCGCTTACGTCATTACCAATGTGACGGCGATGGGCGAGGAGTCGATGCCGAGCGCCCCGCTCGGCGGGGTGCCGGTGTCGTTCAAGGCCGGGCAGACGGTGCAACTGCGCTTCCTGCCCACCGCCCCGGTCGGTCCCTACGAAATCACCCACAAGCGCATCTACCGGTCGAGCACCGGCACTGCCACCACGGCCTACCAGTTCGTGGACGAGATCGACGAATCCACCACCAACTACGACGACAGCAAGACGCCGGACGAACTGGGCGAAATCGTGGCGACGTGGGGCTGGGACATGCTGCCGGCCACCGCCAAGGGCTTGGTGTTGATGACCAACGGCATCGGCGTGGCGTTTGAGAACAACCAGTTGTACCTGTCCGAGCCGTACGCCCTGTACGCCTATCCGCCGCAGTACCAGTTGTCGACCGACAGTCCCATCGTTGGACTGGGCGCGTTCGGACAGTCGGTATTCGTCGGCACCCGCGCCAATCCGTACATTCTGTCCGGTGTGGACCCAAGCGCCATGCAGTTCACGCGCATGGAGCAGAACCAAGCCTGCGCCTCCAAACGCTCCATCGTGCCGATGATGAACGGCGTGCTGTGGGCCAGTCCAGATGGACTGTGGATGGTTGGGCCAGACGGTATGCGGCCGATGTCCGAAGGCTTGATCTCGCGCGACCAGTGGCAGGCCTACAACCCGTCGACCATGCACTCGCACGAAATGGACGGGCGCTACGTGGCGTTCTTCGACACCGGCGGTCGCAAGGGCGGGCTGGTGTTCGACTTCAAGAACGGCAACCTGTACGAGGTCGACCAATACTGCACGGCGGCGTACAACGATCCGATCAAGGACAAGTTGTACGTGACGCAGACGGCAAGCGAAGTGCTGTCATGGGACACCAACATCAACCACCTGTACTACCAATGGCGCAGCAAGATTTATCGCGCCCCTGACACGGTCGACATGGGATACGCCAAGGTCGAGGCGGAACAGTACCCGGTGGAACTGAAGCTGTTGAGCGATGGCGTCGTATACGGCACCTACATCGCACAGAACGACCGGCCGTTCCGAATCAAGCGTTCACGGGTGAAAGAGTTGCAGGTCGAAGTCACCGGCAACAGTGCGGTGAGCGCCGTGGTGCTGGCCGAGACGGGACAGGAGATTGAAGCGATATGACCGTTCCGGTTCGCATCAAGCTACCGGACGCCACGCAGGAAGACCTCCAGCAACTGGCGCGTGATCCGGTCAAGCTGCCGGCGGTGTCGCCGGCCACGCCTAACCTGTCGAAGCTGGCTGAAATCGTCAACGCCCTGAAGACCGCCTTTGAAACGCGCGAAGGGCAGAACACCTCGTTCGTCGAGAAGAACGTCACGTGGCGCGAACTGATTGGCACTGGCGTCGTCAACATCACGGTCGACGGCACCACGCATGAAGGCACGCCGCAGCCGCCCACCGGTGGCGGCGGGACTCCCGGCGGCGGAACAGGTCCGGGGCCGGGCTTCCCGCCATGGCCCGGGTATCCGCCGGTCGGCCCTCCTGTCGAAACCCCGATCTACGGTGCGCCGCCTGCGCCTACGGGTGTACAAGCGGCCGGCGCTTTCGAGTCGGTGATCGTGTCGTGGGACATTGCCACGGTCAGCTATATCTCGCACGCGGAAGTCTGGCGCAATACGGCAGATGTGATCGGTAGTGCTGCCATGGTGGGCACCACTACGGCGTCGATCTACTCCGACACCGACGTGGTGGCCGGCACCGATTACTGGTACTGGGTGCGCTTCATCAACAAGTGGGACGACACCCCGAGCGCTTACAACGCTACCGCCGGCACCAAGGCGACCACAGGCCTGAACATCCCGGAACTGTTGAACCAGTTGACCGGGCAGATCACGCAGACGCAACTGGACGCCACGCTGTCGGCCGAAATCGACCAGATCGACACGCTGGCCACCGAGATTTCTGCCCTGACTGCGGGCGTGAGCGGAGCGTTCGACCCGGCCGAGACGTACTACTTCGACACCACGGCCGAGGGCTGGGTGGCGGATACGGCGGCCACGGTGAGCCAGAGCAACGGCCATCTGGTGGTCAACTCCACCGGCACCACGCCGAGCATCAAACACACCACCGACTTCGACCCTGTCGTTCCGGGCAACAAGTACCCGGTGGTGAAAGCGCGGATCAAGCGCGTGAGCGGTTCCACGTGGAGCGGCACGCTGCAATGGAAGACCGGCGGCCACGGCTTCTCGGCGTCCTACCAGAGCGTGCTGGCCGATCCCACGATTGCGGTGGGTGACTACGCCACGGTCGAGTGGGACATGTCGGCGGTCAGCGACTACACCGGCAACAACATCCTGAACTTGCGGCTGGAACTGGGTGCCGCCTCTGACGACGACTTCGACATCGACTGGCTGGCCATCGGGCGTAATGCGCCCGGAGCCTCGGTGGCGATGGTTGATCAGGAGACGACCGAGCGCACCGCTGCCGATGCGGCCGAGGCTTCCTCGCGCGAGATTCTGGCGGCACTGGTCACCGGAGTAGCTGACCCAACCGGCAGCGAGGACTTGGCCGACCTGACGGCAGGTTTGATCTACCAAGAGAAGATTGCCCGAGCGTCCGATAACCAAGCGCGTGTGGACGACATCACCACGCTGCAAACGACAGTCGGGACGCACACCTCGACGCTGTCGGTACACGGCTCCAGCATCAACGGACTGGAGGCGCAGTACACCGTCAAGATCGACAACGCCGGGCACATCTCCGGATACGGTCTGGCGAGCACGGCGGTTGGAGCGACACCGAGGTCCGAGTTCGGCGTGCGGGCCGACCAGTTCTATGTTGCGCCGCCGGCCACGGCCAGTGCGAGTCCGCCCAACACGAACCTGTACGACGGTTACGTCTGGCTCGACACCAGTTCCGGTAATCCCGCCACGTACGTGCGCAAGTACTACGACGCCGACAGCAGCACGTGGAGCACCACTCCACAGTCGCTGCCGTTCATGGTGATCACCACGCCACAGGTGATCAATGGCCATACAGTGAGTCCGGGCGTCTATATGCGCTCGGCGTACATCCATGACGGCCAGATCACCAACGCCAAGATCGCCAACCTCGCGGTCGATAACGCCAAGATTGCCAGTCTGGATGTAGCGAAGCTGATCGGCGGCTACATCGAAGCGGATCGGCTCGACAGCAGCATCATCACCGCCAAGGTGGCGAGCCTGACGGTGGCGAAGATCACCACCGGCATCGTCGGCGGTGACTTCTACTCCGACAACTATGCGTCGTCGGGTGGAACCGCAGGCTGGGCCATCACCAAGGCTGGCACGTTGGTCGCGCAGAACGCCACGATTCGCGGACAGGTGTACGCCGACAGCGGCTACTTTGCCGGCTCGCTGCATTCACCCAGTGGCTACCTTGGCCAGTGCGACATCAACAACAGCTACGTCAACAGCGGCGCATGGGCGTATGTCCGCACCAACGGCCACTGGTGGGACAGCACCAACGGCTTTGTTGCCGCGCAATTAGTGTCGGACGGCTCCAGCTTCATGCACGTGAAGGCTGGCAGCAATTTCATCGTGCTTGGGGCCGGCCCCAATTCAGGCGGCGCGGGCACGGCGGTCATCAACTTCGGCCCCAGCAGCCAGTTCTACGCCGACCAGACCGGCTACGTGCAGGCCACCAACATCTACGCACGCGGCAACATCGAGGCGACTTCGATCAAGGCGGATGCCGCCAACATCGTCAACACGATCCACCTTGCTGGCAATGCCGTTACGGTGCCGACCGGAACATCAGCCGGACAGATCAGGGGGCCGGGTGTCATCGGGGCCGAGCTTGAGGTGATGGTCTTGGCGCTGGACTCTGGCGGGTTCCCGATCATTACGTCGTGGTTCATGGATGTATCGCACAACTGGTACACCGAGTACATGAGTGCGCTGTTCAAGCTGTACCGTAACGGGTCACTTATCCGAACCATTTCGATTGAGCCGCCGTTGCCGGGTGTCGCCGGTGGGGTATCCATTCACAATCCCTACTCCTTTGCCCATTGGGATGTCGCTCCGGGGTCGGGAACGGTCACCTACTCCCTGCGCGTCGTGACCATGCCCGATCCCTTTATCGGCTATGACTCCGAATCCGGCATCTGGAACGGCACCGCCTTCGCGTTGGGGTGCAAGCGATGAAGTTCTACGCCAAGACGGTAGACGGTCGCATCGTCAACTCGCTGACGCTGCAAGACGGCGTCGCAGTTCCTGCCGGATTCATCGAGGTTGCTGGACCGTGCGATCCGTTCCTTCATTACATCAGCAACGGCACGGTCGTCGCCTATACGGATGTCGAACGTGACCGGCTGAGTTCTCCCCCGAATTTTCCGGCGCAATGGGATGCGGCAACCAAGCAGTGGGCAGATAGCCGTTCACTGGATGTCCTGAAGACGGTCAAATGGAAGGCCATCAAGGCGGCGGCGCATGCAGCAGCCATCGGCAGCTTCGTTGCCGCCGGTTTCAACTGGGACTCCGACCTCGAAACGCAGCAGGCGCTGTCTGTCACAATTCAGGACATGACGACGGGCGATACAACCGTTTGGTACACCGCCGAAGGGGCCGCCAAGACACTGACCTTCGCGCAAATGAAGGCGCTGGGGCGAGCGATGCGCAATCACCTGCAAGCACAGCAGGCCAAAGCCGCCACCTTGCGGACACAAATCGCCGCCGCCACCACCAAGGCCGAACTGGACGCCATCACTTGGTAGCTGAACCCGGTCGCCTTCTTGGGCACACTGCCATTCGGTAGAGCCGTATGGTGACTACCGAGCAAGACCCGAGATTCTTCGAGTGGGCGAACGCCATCCTGAAGGCGAACTACGCCCCCGGGCCGGGCTGCAAGGTGCTGGCGAACGTCGCGGACGACGGGACGATTCGCTGCGTCGTGGTCTACAGCCGGTTCTCCAAGACGAACTGTGAAATGTCCATTGCCACGGACGGCAGTGGCCACACGCTGACCCGCAAGTTCCTGACGGCAGCGTTCGGCTACCCGTTCGTGCAGTGCGGGTTGCAGCGGGTGACGGTGATCGTGGAGCACGACAACGTGGAGTCCCTGCGGTTGGTGCGACATGCGGGGTGGGTGCAGGAAGGCTGCATCCGCCAGTGGAACAACGGGAAGGACGGCATCCTGTTTGGGATGCTGAAATCAGAGTGCCGGTACATCAAATGACTCGACTCCGCCTAGACGACCCCATCTTCTTCACGCCCCCGCCGACCAAGCTCGACAAGCGGATGTGGAAGAAGGATCAGGAAGCTCCTGCCCCTGACCCCCGCATGTACGACATCATGGCCCAGCAGGTCGGGCTGTCGCAGGAGGCCTTGCAGTTCGTCAAGCAGGCCTACGGCGAGCAGCAAACCCGGCTGGCCGCGCTCGACAAGAGCGCCTTGGCCCTGAACGAATCCCTGCTGACCGACGCTGCCACCGCCCGGGAGCGCAGCGCCGAGAACTACAAGACGTACATGGAGAAGTACCGTCCGGTAGAAGAGCAAGTCATCCGGGACGCGCAGACCATCGACTCCGAGTCGAACATCGCCGGCGCACGGGGACGGGCCTTGGCCGACGTACAGCAGCAGGCCGGCATCGCCCAGCAGGCCTCCAACCGTTCCATGGGTCGCTATGGGCTGACGCCCAATGCCACCCGGATGGCAGCCATCAACAGCCAGTTGGCGGCACAGACAGCCGCCGCAGGCGCGGGGGCTATGCAGAACGCCGAGCAGGGCCAGAAGGACCGGGGCTACGCCATGCGGACCAACGTCGCCAACATCGGCCGGGGCTACCCGGCGCAGTCGCTGGCATGGACGCAGAGCGCACAGAATGCCGGTCAGACCAGTCTCGGCAATCAGGCCATGGTCAACAACGCCTACGGCCAGAACAACGCCTTCATGCAGGGCGGCTACGGCCAGTCGGGGAACATGCTCAACCAAGCGGCCAGTCAGTGGAACCAGATGTACGGCACGCAGATGAGCGGCTGGAACGCAGCGCAACAGTCCAACAGTTCGTCCATGGCCGGCCTCGGATCGCTGGTTGGCATGGGCCTGAAACTTGGCGGCGTGTTCGCGGACGGCGGCCAGATCGTTGGTCCCGGAACGGGAACGTCCGACAGCATCCCCGGGGTGAACGCCAGCAACGGCCAGCCGGTGCGCGTCAGCAACGGCGAATACATCGTGCCGGCTGACGTGGTCCGGGCCAAGGGCACGGAGTTCTTCGACAAGCTGCTGGAGCGCCACCACGCCCCAGTACGCAACGCAGCGCTGAAGCGGAGCTAGACATGGGCATCAACCTCGGACAGATCGGTGCCTTCGCGGGCGGGCTGGGCAAGGGCTACGCAGTCGCTGACGACATTGAACAAACCCGCAAGCGCACGGCGGTGCTGGAGCGGGAAGCGGCGCTGCGCGAAGAAGCGAATGCGCGGGCCATCGAACAACAGGGCTGGCAACGACGCGAGCAGGAACGCAAGGCAGCGTACGAAGGCGAACTGTCCACCACCATGGCGCAGTTCAAGGACAAGTTGGTGCTGGGCGAAGACGGGCAACCAGACTTCTCGTTGCCGCAGAACCGGCGTGTGCTGCAAGCCATGCAAGGGGCCGGCCTACGGGTAGGCATGAACCACGGCATGCTGAAGACCGAAGACATGCTGCGCTACCAGCAAGTGCTCGACAAGGTCGATCAGGACGAAGCGGACAAGGCGGTCGCCGCCTACGTCGCCTCGGGTGATCCCAAGCATCTGACGCCGGTCCTGAAGCGGGCCGTTCCTGATGTCGATCTGGACGGCGCAAAGCGCGGCAGCAAGAAGAACCGCAACGGTCACGAAGAAGACGGCATCGTCCTGAAGAATGGCTCCTTCGTGCCGGACACGTACTTCTTCGGAATCATGCGGCAGGACAAGTTGCTGGATGCCATCGACAAGCGGTCGCGGCAAGAACAGGATCAGGAACGGACGGCGATCCAGCGTTCGGAACTTGGGCTGCGCCGGCGCGAATTGGAGTTGCGCGAACAGCAGGCCGGCGAGAAGCCGACCAAAGAGGACATCGAAATCAACAAGTATCTCGCTGCCTACAAACCCACAATTCCGATCAAGGGCAACGACGACAAATACGTGCCGGACGAATACGGTGCGGCGATGGTGCGCGAGATTGCTCGTCGCAAGATGCAGGTCGACAAGGCTCCGGTGGGCGATGCGGTGTCCTACGCCAACAGCGTCATCATCGAGGCCAACGCTACCGCTGCCGAACGATTGAGCAAGCTGCCGCCCAAAAAGCAGACTCCACAGGAGTTCTACAACATCCGCGAGCAGGTATTGCAAGAGGCCATCGCCAAGTCGCGTCGGATGCCCGAAGAGCCGGGCGGCAGCACGGCCCGTCCGCCAAGGGCCGCCGCCATTCCGAAGATGTCCCCGGAGGAAGCGCAACGACAGATCAATCAAATCCCGAGGTAAGAGGCGATGCCCGGCGCACTCGACCAACTTGGCAACCTGTTTCCGGAAGTCGATCAACGCCGCAAGGCGCTGGACGACGATCCCCTGTTGTCCTCGTTGCGGTCGATGCGCAGCCCCGAGCCGCGCGCCACGCCATCACCAAGCGAGGATGAAGGATTCGTCGGCGGCCTGAAGGAAGCAGGCCGAGGGGTTGTGCGCGGCACCATGGAGGGACTGCCGACTGCGGTTGGCAATACCGCCACGTTCATTGGTCGAGAAATCAACTCGCCCGACCTGATCGAACGCGGACAAGCCATTTCCGCCAAGGGCGAACAGTGGGCCAAGGAAAATCCTGAGTATCAGGAAAGCGCTACCAGCCAGCGCCTGCGGGAAGCGAATCCACTGTCGATCCGGGGCAGCGCGTACGCCGCTGGCCAGAACACCCCGCTGTCGAGCGGACCGGCCTTGGCCGGGGCAGCGGTAGGCGCAGGCATCGGTGCAACCGTAGGCGGCGTGGGGGCCATCCCCGGGGCCATGGCGGGCTACGTCGTTGGTTCCTTGGCGGCCTTACCGCTCTTCGGTGGACAGCAAGCTGAAGAGGCCTACCAGAGCGCCTACAAGTACCAGAAATCCATCGGCAAGTCGGACGAAGAGGCGAACGCTGCCGGCATGGCGTCGGGCCGTTTGCAGGGGCTGATCGAGGTCGGCACCGAGTTCGGCTCTGATCTGTTGGACTTCGCTTTGCTGAAAGGCAGCGGAGCGCTGGGCGTCAAGACCGTGACCAAGGACGCGGTCAAGAAGATGTTCGGCAACAGCAACATCATCAAGCAGGCCGCCAAGGTACTGGGACTGTCGACCACCAAGGAGATTGGCGAGGAGATGGTCGCCCAGTCGAGCCAAGCCGAGGTCGAGAAAGCCTATGCCGGCGGCCCGGGTGCATCGTGGGGCGACACCGCACAAGTCATCGTGCCGACCGCCTTGATGACGCTGGTGCCCGGCACCTTCATTGCCGGTCACAACGTCGCTCGCATGAAGGCGACCGAGAAGGCGCTGACCGATCCCAAAGCCGATCCGGCCGAACGGGCGATTGCGGCATCACAGGTCTGGAATGCGCTGCCGCCCGAACAGCCCGACCTGCGGGCAGCGTGGCAGGTATACGCCTTCGACCAGATCGCCCAAGGCAAGCCGATTGAACTGACGAACGACGCTCGCTACGTCGAACATTACGTTCAGCAGTACGACGAGGCGCAGGCCGCTGCCATGGCGGCCGGCCAAGAGCCGACCGCGCTGCAACCGAAGGAAGTCTTTGAGGCGGCCCGCAACAATCCCGATGCACTGGCGGCGCTGGCCGTGAAGATGGAAGGGATGGACCCGGCCGCTCGCCAGTCCCTGCTGGTGAAGATGGAGCAGGAGGGCTACGGCGAGGTCGCCAAGGATGCGTTGCGAATGGTCGGCACAGAAGCTGCCCATACAAACGTAGCCGCCATGGCGCAGAACGTCCCGCAGTTCCTGCAAGCGGTGGATGTAGCGGTCGACAGCTATGTGGCTGGCCAGCCGCAAACCCAGCCGGCGGCTGTGTCCTCGCCGGTCGAACCGACTGTTGCTGCCCCGGCGACGGAAGTGCCCGGGGTCGCAGTGACTCCGACCACCGAAGGCCTACCCCAAGGTACGGACGCCCTTGCCGACCAACAGCTTTCGGGCCTTCTGGCGACCAAATTCCCCGATCAACAACAGCCGGGAACACAGCCTGTCGCCACCGTAGCGGCAACTCCGACCTCTAACGAAGGTCAACCCTCGGTTTCAAAAACTTCCGAGAAGAAAGCTGCTGCAACGCAGCAGTCGCTGCTGGCCGATCTGCACGCTGGCGTAGAGGCCAACATCAATTCCGGTCGCAAGCCCGGCGAGCGGATGACGCTCGACCGCAGCACCATCACACTTGCCGCCCCGGATACCGAGCAGGCCAAGCTCGCCGCTGCAATCAAGAAAGCCTTCGGGATCGAAACCCTGTTCGTGAACTTTGGCGATCAGGTGCGCGACACCAACGGCAACACAGTGATGGCTGCGCCGCCGATGGGCGCGTCGATGCACAGTGGCGCGGTCATCATCGTCAACCTGAATCGCCCGGCCGGGGAGAGGTCGGTCCGCAACACGATGGGCCACGAACTGACGCACCAGATGAAGGTGCATCACCCGGACCTATACGACGCGCTGAAAGCAGCCGCGCAGCAGCACGCTGATTCCAAGCACGTATCCAAGTTCAAGGCAGAACTTGGGCGGCAGATGATGATTGAGTCGAAGGGCGCGGCCACGCAATCCGACATCGACTTGGTGTTCGACAACGAGATTGCGTCCGAGGTGACGGGCGAAATGTGGGAAGACCAAGGATTCTGGAACCGGGTCTTTGAACTGTCACCGGACACTGCCTTCGCCAAACGCATGATGACGGCAGTGAAGCAACTGATCGACAAGTTGCACTCGGCCATGATCAACGTCGGCTTCCTGAAAGGCGAGGGCAGTATCCAGAAGATGCGCGAGGCGTCGGCCCGCGCCTTCGTGGAATGGGAACAGCGCCATCGCGCCAAGCAGGCCGCAGAAAAAGTCGCAAAGCAGGCCGCCAAAGAGACGGCCCCTGCGACCGGGGGAGCGACCGCCACGGCCCCGCCCAAAGTTGCAAAGAAAGCGGCGAAGAAGAAGGCGGTCCCGGCGCAACCGGTCGAACCCAAGGCCGCGCCTGCGGACGAACTGCCGTTCCAGCGGGCCGAGGACGTGCAGAAGGCGCTGATCAAGGGCGAGCAGGTGTCGCAGCGGGAGATGGATCGGCACCCGTCTATCTCCAAGCCATACGCCGCCCTGAAGCAGGTACTGGAACACGCCAAGAAGCTGGCCCCGGATGTACTGGCTGATCTGGATGTGGTGGCCGCGAAGTCCGGCGGGGTAGTGCCGGCCGAAGCCAAGCAGCACGCCATCAAGAGCGTGCCGCGCGGCTTTGAAAAGGTAATGGAGGACTACGAGGGCAATGCCTACAAGCTGAAGGATGCCCTGCGCTCAACCATCATCGTGCATGACGTGAATACGGCGTTGCCCGACATCATGCGGCGGTTGCGCAAGCGGTTCGATGCGGTGGAGTTGAAGCGCAACGGCTGGCAGGAAGGGCTGTCGAAGAAGAGGCAGGACAAGGCCGGCTACAAGGACGCACTCATCTACGTGGTCCGCGACGGCATGAAGATCGAAGTGCAGGTCAACACGGCCGCCATGTTCTACGCCAAGGAAGGCGGGCTGACCAAGGAGTTCGGTCACTACTGGTACGAAATCATTCGCGCCCTAGACGGCAAGCGCGATCCGTATACCCAGCGCCTGACCTTCCCCGAGGAAGTGATCTACAAAAACGCGGTACGGCAGTCGCGCGTGATCTATGCCGAGGCGGCGACCAAGTCGCGGAACGCTGCCTCGTCGATTGGCACGCCGTCCGACATGACGGTGGTGTATTTGAATGGGCGCTTGGTGCCGGCGTCCCAAGCAAACGGAATCGGGAAGTCGCCTTCCCAAGTGACCGAAACAGGCGTGCCTTCAGCGCAATCGAAGAACTCGGTGCCGGGCGGGAACTTGTCTGGTAGTGCCATCGCAACCTCCAAGGAACAACCAAATGGTATCACTGAATCAGTCCAGCCTACCAGCCCCACAGAGCAGGGCCAACTGGAGTTCGCCCGCACCAAGAAGTGGGAAAGTGTTCCGTACGGTAAGTCAGAAAGCAGTCCCATTGGAACCCGGGCTGAAGCTGTCGCTGCTGAAGCCGTTAAAGATCGGAAGCGACTTGGGAAGTGCCATGTCCTAGCCGGCCGCAAGGTTGCGTTCGACGACGCCTTCCTCGATAAGACGGACGAACAGCGTTACTCGCTGATCCTCGGCGTAGTCAACGGCCACCCCATGGCTCCGCTGCGCATCTGGCACAGCCTCGTCAAGGACCGCCAGACCGGCAACGTGTGGGAGCCGATCAGCGACCGCTGGTACACGCCCGACACGTTGCGGGAGGTGATGGGCTACGCGCCAGTGAAGGAAACGTCTGCCGCCGATCTGCGCAAGCTGATCGTCAAGCACAGCGTCTGGACCGACCAGACCGTCCTGAAGCCCCGGGGCTGGGAGCAGGACATGATGCTGCCGGGCGAGTACGACCCGGACTGGAGCATCCACCCCGATCCCAACGACCCGGCAATCGGCGTCGACCTGCAACGAGTCGAAGCGGTCCACTACTCGCACAGCCCACGGACTGTGTTGGCGGGCGCGAAGTTCGGCACCGGCATAAAGGGCGAGGAACTGCCGCGTCTGGCGCAGTCCACCGACCCGCGCATCAAGAAGCGCGTCTACTTCTACCTGTCCGAGAAGGGCGAACTGCCGAAGCGTGAAGCCGGGCTGGGGCCAGTTGCCCACCGTGCGGCGCTCGACAACCTGTGGGATGGCACGCCGGCGCTGAACTACAACCGCGACCAGCCGCTGCCGCAGCGCCTGAACGCGATGGAAAGCGCGATCCTCGACGCCGGGTTCGACGGCTACATCAACCGTCGCCAGAACATGGCGGTCGTCCTGAACAAGGACGTACCGATCACACAGCCGCCCGAGACGGTGGCGTTCAGTCGTACCGAAATCCAGAAGATCGTGGACGACGGCGAGTACGAGCCGTACCCGCTGGGCGTCATGGAGAGCAAGCCGATTCTGCGAGCGCTGGGCTTCATCAGGAAGCTGGCGCTGGTGGTCACGCCCGAGAAGGTGCGCAAGATCGTCACCGGCAAGTACGGCGTTCGCGTCGGCCTGACAGCCCAACAGTTGGAAGACATCGGCAAGTCCTTGGAGCGGCCGGTGGCGGTGTTCAAGTCGGCAGGCGGCACCGACTCGGTGGTGTTCATTACCGATCAGGTGGTGAACGGCAAGCCGTTGATCGCCATCCTGCGCAGGAACACCTACGTCGAGGGACGCACCAACACCTTCTCTGGACGCGAGCGTTACGGCAAGGAAGTACATGCGCTCGAAAGCGCTTACTGGCTCGGTCCCGGTTCCATTACCAAGTGGCTGAAGAACGAGAAGCCGCCGAAAGACGGTGGCACGCCCCTGCTGTACCTCGATCACGACAAGGCCAACGTCCTGCCCGAACCCGCTCGCAGCGAACTGCGGCTGGCCGACAAGGGCAAGCGCAAGTTCCTGCGCCCGGCCGACCTCGTCAACTTCTCGCGCTCGCTGGACAACAGCGACCAGTACGTGTGGCTGCAAGCCGAAGCGGAGAAGGCCGGCTACAAGGATGTGGACGACCTCGTCCAGAAGAACTTCCCGCTCTTCCTGTCGCTCGCGCAGGAGTGGAGAGAGAAGCATCCGAGCCTCGACTTCAATCGCTTCTACAGCGCACTCAGCAAGGAAGTATCGACGCTGCCCGACAAGACGCTGCCGCCGCAAGGCTGGATTGCGACGGTGCGCAACTGGGTCAACAAGGGCAAGGTCAAGCAATCCGAGGTCGACTGGTCTGGCCTGCTCGACATGTTGTCCATGGCGAATCGCAAGTTCACCAAGGACGACATCCTCTACTTCCTCGACGCCAGCGGCGTGAAGGTGGAAGACGCCGCCTTACGCGACCAGCGCACGTACGAAGTGATGGATGCGAAGGGCCGGCGCTCACCGATCCCGCCGCACTACGTCTATCGCACCCGCACATTGGAACGCGCCGCCGGTCCGTTCGAGGACATGCAGGCCGCCCTCGAAGCGCGCGACCAACTGAACAAGGACGAACTGCCCGTCGTTGGCCGGCCCGAGTACGAGAAGTGGACGCTACCGGGTGGTGATGGTTACACCGAACTACTGCTGCATATCCCGGCACGTGACGTCGACATAATGATCGAGACGCTACAACAGCAAAAGCGCACCGAGCATGCCGTGCTGTCGCAAGCCGATAGCTGGATCAAGACGCACCCGAATGCGACGCCGGAAGAAATCGCTGACATCAACCGGCAGATTGACGAGGCGACGACGGCGCTGATGGACATCAACAAGCGCCTTGACCGGCTTCCCCTTGCCAAGCCGCAGTACCGGGGCGGGCACTACGGCGACAAGGTGCCGAACGTCGTCGCCCACATCCGCTTCAAGACGCGCTATGCGGACGGCAAGAAGATTCTGTTCATCGAAGAGATTCAATCTGACTGGGCTGACAAGGTACGCGAAGGAAGGGGCAAGGAACAATACGAAATCGTTCGCGCCACTTTGCCGCATATCGGGGAAGAAACATGGGTTGCTCGCTCCCCTGATGGGCGCATGGTGTTCCCATCAAGAGATCGTGGCGAAGTCGAACGCGCGATTGAAAGGGTTGGCGCTAATCGTTCCGCTCCCGGCCCATTTGTTGGCAGCACCAACGAATACGTCGATCTGGCCATCAAGCGCATGGTGCTGTACGGCACCGAGAACGACTACGACGCGATTGCATGGGCGACGGGAGCGCAGAACGCCAGCCACTACAACTTGAGCAGGGTGGTCAAGAACATCCAGTGGTATCCGAACCCGTCTGGATGGAACGGCGGCCCGAACAACATCCTGATCAATGCCGATCTGGTACAGGCAGCCGATGGCGACAACATGCTGACGTTGATCGCGGATCGCGCCACCGGAAAGATCGTCACCGCCAACTACGCCGGCGGCGAGTTGAACGGCAAGCAACTGGCCGAAGCGTTCGGCAAGGACATCGCGCAACAGATGGCCGAGAACGATCACGGCCACATCAAGGACAAGCAACTGGATGTCGGCGGCGGCGGCATGAAGGCCTTCTACGACACCATCGTCCCGCTGCGCGTGAACAAGCTGTTGCAGAAGCTGGATGTCGGCGTACAGGTCGATCCGCAGTTCGTGAACATTCAGGCCTCTCCGAAACCGAAGTACGTGTTCCGGGCCGAGCCGTATACGGTCGATGGCCAGACGAAGTGGTGGGAGGTAATTCGCTACTGGAATGACGGCACGTTTGAGCCGGGCACCGGAACCATCGTTGATGGCGACAGTGCAATGAACCTGACCGAGGCCGAGGCGACGCGTCTGGCGGCGCGTCGCAATGCAACGGCCGGCGCAGAAGTTCAGGTCACGGTGGAACGCAATCGTGACAACGAGTGGGAGGTTGCGCAGTACGAAGGCGGTCAACGGGTGATCGTGCTGCAAACGCTGTCCGAGCAGGCAGCCCGCGACGAGCAAGCGCGGCGCGAGTCCGAACTGGCGGACATTGCGCAGCGCAAGCAGACGATGCAACAGGGCTTTCCGCTGACGCCGTACCTGAAAGAGAAGGTCGCCGGCGGCCTGCCCCTGTTCCAGCGTGGCATGGCGGACCTGAATGCACAGTCCACTCCACAGGTGGGACAGGCGTTCCTTGCCCTGCGCAAGGCGAACCGAAGCCAACTGGCTGCCACCAACGCCGGCAACATCGAGGGAGTGGCCCGCTTCCTGACCGCCACGGACGGCTATGACGGCCCGATCCCGGTCGGGTTCGACGAAGACGCCCCGGTCTACGTCTACAAGGTCACGGCCCTGAAGCCGCTGGGCCTTGGCGACGCCATGAACGGCGGCGAGGGGCTGACGGGGAAAGGGACGCCGGACCGGATCGGCATCGACACGTCCGGGACGAAGGGCGAAATCCAGCACGTCTACAGTTTCCCGGCTGAAAACAACAGTGCGTACACAGCCGAACTGATGGGAATAATTCCCATGGACCGGCTGAAGGCCGCCACGGTGGACCTCGATCCGGAGAACATCAGCAAGGACACGCCGTTCGATGACGCCGGCTACCGGCTGACGGCCCAAGCCATCCGCAACGTACTGGCCACCATGCCGCGTGTGGACTTCCAGCGCGTCAGCCAGACGATGCAGGAAGACCTGCCGGCGCTGAAGCAGGCGGCCATTGCCCACGGCTACACCGACGTGAACGAATGGCGGCTGGCGCAGCCCATCGAGTTCAAGAAGGTCGTCGAGCAGATCAAGGCGACGCCGCCACAGTTGTCGCTGTTCCAGCGCACCTACGCGCCGCGCCTGCCGGGCGAAGACGTGAAGACGTACATGAAGCGCGTCATCGACACGCAGGAAGTGCCGGCGTCGATCCCGTTCCAGCCGCGCCTGTTCTTCAAGATGGACTCGTCCACGCAGATGATTCCGATCAATGCGCTGGTGTCCGGCAAGACCGAGGAAGAGAACCAGAAGGGCGGCCAGAACTCGCCCAAGCGCTTCCAAGCCGTGGCCGATGGCGTGCTGAGTCCGCGCGACCCGATTGACGTGGAAGCCAACGGCGACGGCACGTACACAGTGCTGGATGGCAACGGCACGTACACGATGCTCAAGCGCTACGGCTGGCCGGCAGTTCCGGCCCATGTTGTGGAAGGCGTGGAGTTTGCCCGTGCGCCGGCGGTGCAGGGCTACAACTTCCGCTTGCCCGCCGAAACCCGCACGCAAACAGTCCAGCGACTGTTGCAGGACAGGTTCAACCGCATGGGCGTGGCGCAGCGGGTCGTCCAAGCCGCCGGCGGACAGGTCAGCGAAGCGGCCAACGTGGTGCTGGCCGAAGAGCGCTACCACGGCAAGGTCGCCTACAAGCTGCAACGGTTCAAGGACAAGATCGTTCGTCCGACACTGGACGATGTCCGCAAGGATGGCGTGGCCCCGGAAGACGTGGCGATGCTGATGTACGCCACGCATGCACAGGAACGCAACCGCGAGATTGCGGCGATCAACCCGACCATGCCGGACGGCGGCTCGGGCATGACCAACAAGGAAGCCGCCCGCATCCTGCAAATCTTCCAGCAGTCGCCGGACTACGCAACGCTCAAGAAGCATGCTGATCGCTTCTGGAACATCGCGCAGATGACGCGCGACACCATGGTCAACGCCGGCCTGATCACGCCCACGGTCTACAACGGCTGGCAGTCGCGCTTCAAGAACTACGTGCCGCTGAAGGGCTTTGAAATCATCGACGAACTGGGCCAGCAAGGCACTGGCACCGGCACCGGATTCGACGTACGGGGTCCGGAGTCACTGCGCATGAAGGGCCGGGAATCCCGGGCCGGGCAGATTCTGGAGAACATCATCCTCGACCACGAACGCGCCATCGTGCGGGCCGAGAAGAACAAGGTCGGCAAGGCGCTGTTGAACTTCGTGCTGGCCAATCCGGACCCGGCCCTGTGGGCGGTCAACAAGATCGAGCAGATGGCGTCGTTCTACAAGAGCGGCACCGTAAACGCCCACGGCCTGCTGGAGGGTGAGGTCCGCTACAGCAACCGGGTACTGGACCGACCGGGTGAAACCATCATCGTCAAGCACTACGGGCAGGAGTACGCGATCTGGCTGAAAGACCCGGGCATGCGCGACGCCATGCTGGCGAAGGGCGGACTGTTCGACCGTGACGCAGCGGACGTGAACCGGATCATGCAGGCATGGGCCGGCGTGAATCGCTTCCTCGCCAAGATGTGGACGAGCCTGAACCCGGTGTTCACCACGATCAACTTCACGCGCGACTTCCTGACCGGCATGATCCACGCCGGCAACGTCGGCGGGACCAAGTACGCAGCCACTGTGGCCAAGGATGTCTTCCCCATGATGAAGGGGATTTGGGACGTGGAGTTCCGCAAGGACGAGACGACGCCCGCTGCCAAGTGGTATCTGGACTACCAGCAGGAAGGCGGCAAGGCCGGCTTCTACATCTTCGGGGACATGGACGAGCGGGTGCGGGAGCTTCAGTCACTGATGGAGGCGGCCCACACGCAGACCACCGGCCGCAAGGCGTGGTACGCCACCAAGGAAGCCGTCCAGAAGCTGGAAGACGTGGTGATGGCCGCCAACGGCATGATCGAGAACGCGATCCGGGTGTCGGCCTACAAGAACGCCGTCGAGCAGGGCAAGAGCAAGGCCGAGGCGGCGAGCATCGCCAAGAACCTGACGGTCAACTTCAACCGCAAGGGCCAACTCACGCCGATCCTGTCGAGCCTGTACCTGTTCTTCAACCCGGCGGTCCAAGGCACCACGCGGATCATGCAGGCGGCCAAGAAGAACCCGGCCGAGTTCGCCGCCATGACCGGAGCCTTGGTGGCGCTGGGGATCATGTTCGCCCTGCTGGGAGCCAACGACAAGGACGAGGAAGAAGTCCCGTACTGGGACCGCTTGCCGGGCTACGAGAAGCAGCGCTCGCTGGTCATTATGAAAGGCGACGGCACCGGGGACCGCTGGACGATTCCCCTGCCGTACGGCTACGGCTTCTTCGTGAACTTGGGCTACGGCATTGCCGACCTGTGGCGGGGCCGCCCCCAGTCTGCGGTGGGGCTGGATCAACTGATGAGCCTGTCGCAGCACTTCAACCCGCTGGGCACGATGGAAGAGCCGACAGCGGCCTTGGTGCCGACGGTGCTGGACCCGCTGTTTGAGTTGGCGTCCAACAAGAAAGCGACCGGCGCTCCCCTCATGCCGGACGAGGAGAAGCTGTCAGGACAGCCGGTGCCGGACAGCGAACGCTACTGGGGCAACACCCGGGGCACAGCCCTGCAACAGTTCACCACATGGCTGAACGAGGCCACCGGTGGCACCAAGTCGGTCCCGGGGGCCATCAGCGTCAGCCCGGAGACGATCAAGAACTTCGCCCGCTACTACACCGGCGGACTGGGATCGTTCCTGATGGATGGGACGCAAAGCGCCATCGCCCTGACAGAACTGAACTACGACGAGGTCGCCCGCAAGGATCAGATTCCGTTCGTCCGCCAGTGGTACAAGCACGGCAACGTGCGCTCCGACACCGCCTACTTCATGGAAGCCAAGAAGCAGGCCTTGCAGGCGCTGGACGAGGCGAAGAAGTTCGCGGACAGCGACCGGCCCGAGGTGCTGGAGCGGATCGACCGGCGGTCCACGATTGCCTCGCTGGGCCGCAGCGTGCAGAACGTCGAGCGGGCCATGCGTTCCCTGCGCCTACAGGAAGTGCAGATCGCGGAAGACAAGGAACTGTCGTTCGCGGAGAAGGAACGCGCCCGCCGGGAGGTCGAGGAACAGCGCCAGCAACTGTTGCGGGAGTGGAACGCGCGGTTCTATCGGGCCGAAATCGAGAGTCGCCAGTAGCCTAGCGCCGCTTGCGCAGCCGCTCCCATTTCTCCGGGGTCATCACCGCCTGCCCGCCTTCGCCGGCGGCGACCTTGTGCTGCCGCAGTATCTGGTGAATGCGTTGCCGGGTCAGGTGGAAGTGCCGGCCGACTTCCTCCATGGTGAAGCCGAGCCTGAACATGCGGACGATGGCTTCGTTACGGAGCTTCCGCAATTCCGAAGTACGTCCGCAGTTCGCCCTCAAACACCGGGCAGGGCTGGCCCTTCACCAGTTCGTACTGGATGCCCATGATGGCCAACTTCACAGCCAGAGCACAACGGCTCAGTTCGTACGTTTGTTCCATACGTTGGCAGCTTGTCGTTTGCAGTCAGCCGGCGGTCCGCAGTAGCCCTCCGGAAACTCTTGGGTTTGTAGCCCGCAAAGACGGCAGCGAATGAAGTGGACGTACGGCGACTCGCCGTGACCGTAGACCCTGTTGCCGCCGGAGTACACAGCCTCGCCGCCACAGCACGGACAGTTCAACAGGTCGTCGCTCACTCCGGACTCCACTCTTCGTCTTCCGGCGCTTCGGAGCGGGGGTCGACCGTACCGTCCATTCCTTGCCTGCTGGCCGCGTAGCTTTGCATCGCGTTCTGCCCAAGGATTCCGGACGCAGCGTTGAACGTCCCGATCAAGCTGCCGCTCGTCACCGTTTTCTGCGGAGCCTTGACCGCCTTCTTCTCGGCGTTCATGTAGAGGGAGTCGAACAGGGCGCTGACCTGTGCTTCCAGCGACTTGGCCAGATCGGCCGCCAAGCGGCGCGACACCTCCCGCACGATCACTTCCTTCGGGACGTAGCTGTTGGACTCCAGCAGCGCTTCGCTGATTGCCACGGTCGCGCCGTACCTGTGCGTCTTCTCAATCGGGTGCAGGGTTGAGCCGAAGGTGTCATGGCGCTCCACGCCGGCCACGGTGCTGATCCGTATCTCGGCCTGCATGTGAACGTCTTGCGCCAGCCGGGGCATGCCGACCGGGACCGGAGGAAGGGCCATCAGTTGTTCCGCTGTTGGAAGAAAGCGTCTACCCATGCCGCCAGTTGGTCGACTGTGGCGTCGTCCGGCAGCATGCACTGGAAGTGGAAGTCGACCGGCAGCCCGTCGGCTTCGGGGTCACCGATCAGGATGTTGATCTTGGAAGTCAGCACCGGTTGCGGGATCATCGCTCGTCCTTGTCGACGCTGTAGCGGTTCACGCTCAGCACGATCACCCGCTCCACATCCTCCAGAGCCAACGGCTGCAACCAACGCGGGTAGGGCGAGGCCGGTTTGGCCCGGAAGGTCATGCGCCGGCGCTTGCCGTAGGCCCGTTCGATCTGGTTCGATTCCTTCAGGAACCGTATCTCGCGGGCGATGGTGCGGCCGGTCAGGGACAACAGTCGGGCCAGTTCGTGGCACGTCCACTCGCGCAGCGGGTCGCGGAACAGTACCTCTCGGATCAACTGACGGGCGCGGGTGTCGTCCACGCTGAAAAAAGCCGGGCGCTAGGCCCGGCTGCAACGCGCCCAAGGGATGGTGCGCGAGGGAAAAGGGACGGGTGCCCGGGGTTGTGCCGAAGGAAGGAAAGCGTCCCACGTCACCCGTTGCAGGGATGGGTACGGACCGGCTCTGGCCTGCGATACCGTAATCACTAGAAGGGCGCATCGCTCAGCATTTTCTGCCAAGCGGGACAGGCGTGTGACACGGCGCAGTATGCCCCGCATCGACGGTATTCGCCAGCCCGCTTGTCAATCCAAAGGGTATTGGCATCCGGCTGTTGCTCTTTGAAAGCCACAGCCTCTTCCATGTTGCCGAACAGCTTGATCGCCCGCTTGCCGCCCGGCTTCATCAGTGCGTAGCGGTCGGGGGTCTTCCAGCGTTCCTCGTCCGAACAGACCGGCGGGTCCGGGTCTTGGTGCGCTGCGATACGTTCGTGCAGGAAGGCGACCGCCTGTTCCTTCTCCCACATCTGGATCGGCAGCACGGCCACCTGCGTATCCGGGTAGCCGTCGTCCCCGACCTTGCTCTTCTGCCAGTCGCGGAAGATGGCGACGATCTGCAAGGTGTTGACCTCGTAGCGGCCGTCGTAGATGGCGGCGTAGACGTGGTCGCACAACAGTTTCAACAGGTTCAACTGTTGTTCCCATTCGATCTTGCCGCCGTCCTTGGCCGCCCATACCGAGGTGAACTTGAAGTCGGACAGGACGCCGTTCTCCAAGTGGTCGAACTGACCAGACAGCCGCCACTCGGCACGGGGGCCGGACACCGGCATGTACAGGCGCTCTTCCTTCAGCACATGGTCGGAGACAGGGATGCGCTCAAGGATGCCGTGGCCGATCTGCCCGACCAGCGACCAGATGCGGTCCGACACGTCTTCGACGAGGGGGTGCTCCAGTCGCAGCTTGCGCTGGTAGGCCGGCGCGATCAGTTGGGTGACAGAGATGTCGCCGCCCGATTTATACGGGTCAGACAAAACCGCTTGAACAATCGACTCCGGGAGATTGAGCCTGTTCGTCAGCATGACAATCTTCCATGAAGGCGGTCGTCGCTCGCTTTGCGACAAGCTCGACACCCAAGCCTCCCGCGCCATAGGTAAAGATTCGCGCCGGCTTTGACGTGGCCATGCTTGCACACGGTCGCCGTCGGCCGGCCGAGTTTTCGGCCTTTGCTCTTGGCATCGTCCATATTGTCTTGCCGTGAACCAACGAATAAATGTGCCGGATTTACGCATGAGCGATTGTCACAGCGATGGCACAAGTCCATGCCAGTTGGAACGCTGTTGCCGAACAGCCCAAAGATGTGGCGGTGCGCCCGCACGATCTTGCCGCGCAGATTGATCTGGCCGTACCCCTTGGAATCCAACGAGGCCATCCAAACCCAGCATCCACCTTCCGGAATGCGCTCTATCTTGGACTCAAAGCGGTTGGTCAGCGCCATTACTTAACCTCGACCTGCAGGCGGTTCTGGACATTGCGCTGGTTGAAGGCGTCCCGGCTCATCCACTGGCCCTTGTCATTCACGTAGCAGCCCAGCGACAGCGACCACTCCGTCTGCAGTCCGGTGATCTTGGAGAAGTCCTGACAGCCCCAGCGACCGAAGGTCACTTCGTACAGGCAAAGTGTTCCGATGATGCCGCCCACCAGAACGACGGCGGCAATTGCCAGTGGAGCAAAAAAGTCGAGAAAGTCGCTCATCGCCAGATGTGTCCACAGTGGATGCAGCGCATGGAGTAGGTCCGCCGGCGGGTGTTCCACTCCACCGGGGTCATGTCATGTCCGAACAGCCGGCACAGCAGTCTCTTCATCCACTTGAGAAAACGGTTCATCCTTCGGTCCACGAATGGGTTGCAAACGCTTGTCACGGATACGGCCCTCATAGGCAGGACCGTCTGCTCGCATGCCGGGTCCGTTACGCATCCGGACCCACCACGCGGGATCGCCTTTGTGCGGGGCCGATTCGTGGAGTACGTCCACGAACCTCCCCAAGTTTTCCGGCATTTCGGATGCGATGATGACCGCAAGGTCGCCGGGTCTACACCGTTTCGTCGTCATTGGTTGCCTCCACCGTCGCCCCTTCCAAGGCGGTGATGTAACGCACCACATTCTCCGACCAGCCGTCGATGTGAGTCCAGCCGTTGCCGTAGCCGACGCCGTTCTTGTACGCCCCGACGTTGATCATGTAGGCCTGCTCGCAGGCCGGCGCACCGACCCGGTCATGCGACTGCTCGTCGGTGACGACGATCAGGCGCTTCATGCCCTTGACCTGATTGGCATGCACAACAGCATGGCCCAGCGCCGTGCCGCCACGCGGAGCGCCGATGGCGTCCCGCAGGGCAAAGCCCCGACGCGGCGGGATTGCCTTGATGCTGGTGTCGAACGTGAAGATCGCGCCTTCCTCGCAGGTTTCGCGCAGCAGGATCGCCAGCCCGGCCCCGGCGTCCAGACGGGTCAGGTCCGATTTGCCCGACAGCTTGTCGGCCATCGACCCCGACACGTCCACCAGCAGGACCGTCAGGCCTTTCAGCTTCGGCAGTCCTTCGGCCGCCTTCAGCATCAGCGGCTCGATCAGGTCTTCCCACGCCGGCACAGCCCGCGCAGCGGCGATGAAGCGGAACGGCAGCACCTTGTTGAAGCGGACGTTGCCGACCGCTTGGATCAGTTCCGACTTGGTGATGCCGGCCTGCTCCATGTTCCGCAGGTTGCGCAGAAACGCCAGCCCGCCGAGCTTGCCCTCATCCAACAGTCGCCGGAACGTCTCGGCCTTGTCCTTGCCGGCCGACAGCGCCACTTCCCACGTGTCCGGAGTCGGCAACGTGCCGTCAATCAGTTTGCCGACCGTCGAGTACGGGTGGCGCAGCACCTTGGCCACGCTGCCGTTCTTGTACTTGCGTTCGACGACCTGTACGGCAGCGTCAGCCGGCATCCCCGGCTTGACGTGCGACAGGAAGGCCACGTCGCGCAACTTCACCGCACCGTCGCGGTTGTACTTGGCCAACTGGTACTCGTCGAACTTGGCGAACGCTGCCGCCAGTCCTTTCTTGACCTGCGCCGACAGCGGCTGGCGCTTGTCCTTCCAGTACAGCGACAGGAACTCGCCCAGTTCGTCCGGACGCTGGATCACAGCCGACAGGGTGTGTTTCACCACGGCCGGATTCGTGCGGTTCGGGTGCCGCGCCAGTTCGCGGGCGAGCAGCAACGGCATGTGGCGCAGGTACATCTGGTTCCGCGCTTCCATGGCGATGGCGGCCAGCGTGTCGGCCGGCACTGCCTTGGCCAGTTTCTGCACGCGCGTGGCGATGTCGACGCCGTTCTCGTAGAACGTGTCTTCCCACAGCAAGGACGCCATGACCGAGCGCCGCAGTTGGGCTTCGGCGTTGATGCGGACGGCCGGCGCACCTTCGTGCGTCTGGATGGCAGCGGCCCGGATCGGTTTGTTCGTTTTCATATTTCCCTCGCGTCTTGTCGTTATGAAATCCGTTGGTAGGGATCAGGCGAAACCGGCTAGATAAGCGCTCTATCCGACTGAGCTACGAGTCTTTCGACCCGAGGGGACTCGAACCCCCGACCTCTCGCTTACAAGGCGAAGTAACCGACCTCTACGCCACTACCAATACTGCTGCCGGGATCAAGCGTTGCGGACTTGCCGTGTCGAAACGGCGGCCCTTCCGAAGAAGGGTTTCATCCCGAAGTACCCGCAACTACCGCCACGGCGAAACCAAGATGGGGATCAAGCGATGCCGGCACGGTTCTCACCCTCTATGCGAAGTAACCGGCGTCTGCGCCACCATCAAAACTGTAAGCAGGGATCAAGCGGGAGCGGTACGGTCGCTAGGCCATCGGCCTAGCCTCTAGGCATGAGAAGTAACCGCCACCCTGCGCCACTGCTATGAAACGAAATGTACTGAAAGGTATGCCTAGCGTCAACTGTTCGGCGGCAACAGCCAGACTGTTTGCTGCAAATCCAACACCGGCTTCAGGCCGAGATCGGTCAGGTAGTCGCGGATCAGTCGGCCCTTGCTGCCCTTGTAGCGGTGGCCCTTGGGTCGGTACTCGCCGCTGAAGTTGTCGTCCACCGCCACCATGGCCGGCCGGCGCAACAGCGGCAGCGCCAGCTTCAGTTCCTTCAGGTGATGCTCGGCTGACGGCGTGTCGTCGTTCAGCGCCAGATCGAAGCTGTCCAAGTACAACAGGTCGATGGGAGTGGACCAGCGCCCCAGCGCGTTGAGGCTGTCGTCGCACAGCACCTCGCTGCCCTTCCACTTGATCAGCCCCTTGGCGATCTTCACGTTCTGCTTGGTGATGTCGACGCTGGTCAGGTAGCCCTTGCCCATCATCTGCAACAGGGTGTCGAAGATGACCGTGCTGTAGCCGGCCCCGAAATCCTCGAAGGAGCGCACACAGCCTGTCTCGAAAATCACCACCTGATCCTTCTTGCCGGCTGTGTCCAGACTGTGCTGGCGGGCCTTCACGAACTCGCACATGGCGCGGAAGGTCGGCTCCCGGTCCACGTACGGCATCTTTTCCGAGTAGTTCGTGCCCTTCAGCAGCCGTTCCAAGTTGTCCTTCGGAGACATCGTTGACATCACACCACCCTTCTTTTGGGAACCGCCGGATTGCCGGCAAACATGAATCCTTGCATGTAAACGCCGGGCCGGCACACAGACCCGGCCGCGATGACGCAGTCGTCCTGTATCTCGCATGGCCCGAGAATGATCGCCCCGCTGCCAATCCAGACTCCATTTCCGATTCGGATGTCACCGCCGTGTCCTTGGTATTCCTGCCGCTTTGCACAAACCTTCTGCGGATCGTGGCTACCGGTCAGCAGCATCACGTTGTGACCGAAGAACGTCCAGTCGCCAATCGTGATGTCGCCGCCAACCGTGTTGAACAGCGTGTTCACCAGATTGCAGTTGTTCCCGACTGTGATGCGGCTGTCGTCGCCCCAGCAGGACGGTTCGTCAAACGCTTTTCGCATCACTCTTCCCCTCCACCAGCGCATCGATGCGGGCGAGCCTGTCTTGCCTCGACCCGATGAATGTGTCGCAGCACGCAACGTCTTCCCGCGCCTCCCGCAGCAGCGCCAGCGCCTCGTCCCGCTCACGCTCAGCCTTGCGCTTGTCGTTTAGGAGAAGCTGACAGTTCGGGTGCGACAGATTCATCACACTCGCTCCGAGTTCTTCGTAGTCGCGTTCTAGCCGTTCGATCTTGTCGGCGATGCACATCGGGCACATTCCATCCGCGCAGGCTGTCTCGCGCTCGGCAAGGTCGTGTGTGCAGGCGCTCATCGCTCCACCTCGATTGCGCGAATGGCGACGGCGCATTTCTTGGCGGCATAAGGGCGATTGCCTTCAAGCGGCGCTTGTTCGGCAAACTTCTCGGCCCACTCATCGCACGCCTTCGAGCACGCCTCCCGCATCGCTTCCGCGCAGGCGAGGCCGTAGGCTTTCATCTGCTCGGCAGAGTAGAGAAGGCGACCGCCCTGCAAGTTGTGCTCATCGACAGCGGCGCGTAGCGGTTTCGGCGGCAGCTTCATTTCGGCTCCTTCATGGCGGCGTCGATAGCAGCGACAAGCGGCCCGATCTGAATGTCCGTTGCGTGCGAGTACGGAATCCTCCCGCTGTCCCGTGCCGCTTTCAGTTCCATCAGCAGCGCACGGACCTTCGGCCATTCTTCCCGCAACCTCGCCGCATCCTGCTCGGCCTTCTCCGCCCTTTCAAGGTTGATCCCGCCTTGCTCTAGGTACTTCTCAGACACGGCTTTCAGCGTGTCCCTCTCCGCAATCACCCGCTCGACAGCGGCGCGCAGGGCGGCGCGGGTTTTCGTCGGCTCGCCATTAACTAGATTGGCTGCGTACCCATCGGCCAGCGCCATGATCTCCTCGGCATCGGGCGCGGCGACTGGCGCAGGGTGGGCGTAGAGCTTTGTGCCGACAGGAACATCACGCGCAAACGGGCCGATGGTGTAGAACTTCGTGCCGTCGCTGTGCGTGCTGATGTTCGTCACCTCAGAAACTGGCTCGGGCGCAGGCGCGGCGGGGGTGTCGTTACTCATGCTTCCTCCTATGCGCTGTTGATCGCAGCGGCGATGATCAGCCCGACAAACAGGCCGGCCGTGAACGACAGCGCGATCAACAGTCCTTCGTACTGGTTCCGCGTCATGGAAGCGCCACCGCAAACCCGATGACGAACCCAAGGCAGAAGAAGAAACTGCACATCCATCCGTCCCGTTCGGTCATGATTTGTAGCTCCCATCTTTGGACATCTGATCGACGCGCTTTTCAAGTTGCTCGACGTGCGCGATCAAGTTGAGGATCACGGAACGCAGTTCCATTTCGTCCATCGCCTGCATATCGACGGAATACGCAACATCATCAAGCGGGCCATATCTCAGCCTTGCAAGGCTCATTCCGGTCATGGTTTCCTCCATCTGTAGGCAGGCGTTGCACGGGCATGGCTGCCCTTGCTGCGCATCTGCCGGTAGGCACCGGTCTTCTCGATCAGGCCTTCCTTGGCCAGCCGCATGATCAGCGCCCCCCACGCATTGGGATGGGTGGGCTGGCCGATTTCCGCGCCGATCACCAGCCGCAGGTCTTCCCCGAGGAAGTCCCCGAGGTCGCCTTTGCCGAGGGCCACGGCCCGCAGCCAGCGGGCCTGCGTGACAGCCGCCACGGTCCAGTCCGGGTTCTTGATCGACACCCGGGACTGGCCGCGATCACGGGCCTTCCGTTCCAGTTCAAGACTTAGCTGCTCGCTTGCCATTGGCTTTCCCTTTCTTGGCAGGTTTCACAGTCGGAACCACAGTCGCCTTCTGCTGTGGCAGCGGATAGGCCTCGTCGCTCACCTTCTTGATGAGGGTGAGCTTGCGGTCGTGAACGAACGCATGGATCGCGTTCTGCACCTTCAGGAAGCTGTCGCGCCACAGCGCCGAGGACGACGCCATGCTGCCCTTGCTGATCAGGTAGTTGCGCAGCGACACGGCGGCCGTCTCATGCTCGCCGTCCGCGAAGCCCTTGCTCAGCACTTCCGCGAAGCGTTTCAGCTTGTCCGGGTGCTCGCCATGCGCGTGGGCGCGAGCAAGGGCGGCAAGGATCATGTTGTTGCGCAGGTACTTGCCGCGCGGTCCGTTGCTCACGGCCCACTCGCAGTGATCCCGTCCCACGGCCAGCAATTCGAGCCAGTGAGCCGCACTCAAGCCCTTGCTAACCCGCTCGCCCATGGCGAAGGCACGGCCCACGGCCAGCAGTTCGTTGTTCAGCCCGTCGTCCAGCCCGCTGATCTTGGCGTTGTCGACGATGCTGCGACCCAGTCCCCGGTCGATGTTCAGGCCGGCCTCGCGGGGCAGGCCACGCATCACGTAGAACTTCTGCGTGGTCTTCGATTCGATGACGGCCCACAGGCGGTGCTGACCGTCTGCGATGTCGCCGTCGTCGTAGAACACGATGGGCACCGGGCACTGCGTCCAGCGCCCATCGCTCATGTCAGCCGCGTACTTCTCGACCACGCCATCGCGCAGCTTGCGGTTGACCTTGTTGTGGTTCAGGAAGGATTCCGCCTTCTTCGGGTTGATCGTTTCGAGTTGCAGTTGAGTGTCCATGATTCCTTCTTTTCCCTTGGGCTGTTGTTGAACTGTTAGGCGACCCGCCAGATTCGGACGTGGGCCTCGCCGTCCTTGCGGACGATGAAGCGCATCTTGTGCTTGCGGGTGTGGTACGTGGCCATCGACCGGATGGCGTTGCGCTGCTCGTCCGGCGCTTGGAACGAGTCCCCGATTTCCATCTGCATGAACGGGTACTTGGATTCCTTGCCGCCGGCCCCGCCGCTAGGCAGCGGGATGTTCTTCTCGATCTTGAACATGGTCGGCCTCTCAGAACGGAATCGAGTCGTCGTCGTCATCGTCGTGATCGGGATGCGGATCGTCCGGCTTGTGGCCGGTCGTCAGTTCCTGATACTCCGGGGACGCCTTGATGGTTTCCTGCACACGCTCACTCAGCTTGGCGAAGACGGTCGCGTCGAACTCGTCGAGGCTGAACAGGTACGCCTCGTTTTCCGCCGCCGGTGCCGTGATGCCCGAGGGCAGCGGCGTGATCGCTTTCACGTTCATGTACTTGCCGTCGTCCGAGGGAACGAGGTTGACCATGCAGGGCTTGCCAAGGATGTTCTTCAGGTCGAACCCTTCCAGTTGCTGCGGCGTGAACGCCATGCCGCGCCAGCTTTCCAGATCGGCCCGCAGCTTGGCCTTGTCACCGAGGCTGGCCGTGTAGCGCTGCGTGGTGATGAACGGCCGGCCGTCTTCCATGGTCGTGCCGAGCAATTCCCAGCCGATGAACATCTTGCGGACCAGCTTCTGCTTGCCCTTCCACTCGGTCTTTTGCGTACCGAGGTCGACCACCCGAATGCAGCGGGCGATGTGGTTGCCGGCCGGCGGTTGCTCGAAATCCCCGCCGCCTTTGTTGCTGACCTTGAATCCCATGGTGCGTCCTTTCTCGTTGTGAAATCGTTGTGCTTCGTTGTCTTCCTGTTGCCGCCAATCGCCCCGGTCGGGGTCCATCCATTCGTCAGTCATGCTTGATCAGCAGAATCCGCTGGAGTTGTTCGGCATCCCGGCCCATTTCGGGCGGGGTGTAGGGGCGGGCGTAGGCACAGCCAATGGCGATGGGCTTCAGCCCCCGTTCCTCCAAGTACCGCTGGGCCATGCGCCGCTTCAGTTCGTTCCGGAAGGCTTGACTGTCTCGGTCGGTTGCTGTCATTCGCGTTTCCGTTTGGTTTCTTGTTGGATCGAACTATGATCCCCTACCACCTACCTGTCAAGTACCTTTTAGTTGTTGTTGCTCAGAGGCTGCACAGTCGGCTAACAGCCTGAACAGCCAGACCTTTCGGTTGCGGTTGACCCACCTTCGGGAGCGCCGTATGTTGGCGGCTGTGTTTCCAAACAGTGAGTACGAACGTGTCCAACAAGCTCAAGGCTTTCATCCTGTCGGTGCCGCATGAAGTGCGGGATGCCTTCATTCGCCAGCACACCGGTAGTCCGCTGGCCTATATCGCCAAGAGGGTCTATTTGACCCCGCCCGACGAACTCCCCACTTTCAAAATGAAGATCGCCGTCGGGCTAGACAAAGCCAGCCGGGGGCAACTCGACTTCCGCCAGTTGATCGAGGGCGGCAACGAAATTGACTGGGAATTTGTGAAGCGTCGTTTGAACAGCAAGAAGGAACGCTTGACCGAAAAGGAAGCCGTCGAGTAATGTTCGCCCGCTGATCGTTACGGGATCGGTGTAGGCTTCTGAAAGCCCTGACTCATGCGCAGCGCCCCGTAAGGGGTTCCGGCCGTAACCCGGAGCGCAGCAGTCAGGGCTTTTTGTTTGGGCCTCCCCTTTCACATGACGAAAGGGGGGGTCGGGGGGGTTTGCAGTTGGGGTTTGGGGTTGAAGAAAACACACACCCCCGGAGCGAAGCGGAGGGGAAAAGAAAGGAACCAAACAACCTACGAAGTGATAGAGACGCCCCCACCCGTTCAGGACGGCAACGCCGAGGGGTTGTTACTGCGAGTCGCGCGCAGACGGCTGCCGGTCAACAGGCGGATCGGACTTCAAAGGGTGCGGCGGGCATCCATCTGCACAACCCGCCAGAACAGCCGGACAACAGTCACTCCCAACAGTTGCCAGTCGTTCCCTAGCCGCCTACAGTTCTTCCCCAGAACAAGCCGTCACGAACGAGGGAAGAATGAAACTCAGCATCAAGGCCACGTGGCAGGACGAGGACGGTCCGCCCAACGTCGGCACACTCAGCCTCGAAATCCCGGACGCCGAACTCACCGCCCTGCTGGAAGCCTTCGCCAAGGCGCTTGCCAGCCCCGCCAAGCGTTCCGAACCGAAGCCCAAGGCGGTCGGCTCCACCCTGCACTTCGACGCCTTCTGGAGCCTGTATCCGGCTGAACGCCGGCTGGCCAAGGCCATGGTGCTGGCCAAGTGGAAGTCCGCCAATCTGGACAAGGACTGGGAAGAGATTCGCACCTACATCCACGCCGAACTGCCGAAGTGGGCGAAGGACAACTTCAAGTACTGCCCGCTGGTCACCACCTTCGTGAACCAGAAGCGCTGGACCGGCGTGGAACCGCAGCAGACGCTGGCGCAGATCGTATGAGCAGTCTCGGCAACGGCCGGGCGCTGCTGGATTTGCGGAAACAAAAAAAGGTGCCGGCGGGGCTGATCCTAGTCTCGTTTGTTGGCACCCTTCCCGTATCCAACTTCACCCTGTACGCGACCCCCGGTCGGACCTACGACTGGCGCGTCGTCAAGGAACTGCGCGTCTGTGCGTTGATCGACCATGGACTGGGCACCGCCGCCGATCTGGCCCCGATCACAGCGCACGCGCTGCATGGCGAATGCCACGTCTGGCATGTCTCAACGCAACGTGGCGCATGGATTTATCCCGCAACATCGGTTGACGCTCGCGGCGTGGTCCGCACCCGCGCCGATGCCGTCGACACCATCACATGGACCCGCTGGCAGAGCGACCGCTTTGGTCGTCTGCTGGCCAACAACCAACAAGAACTAGGGGCAACTTTCCGTGGAATTGATCAGTGACAACTTCGACCTTGGACGTTATCTGGCGGAACCAAACAGTGACTACCGGCTGGATTCACCGGCGAAGATCACAGCCAGTGTCATCGACATGTTCTACGGGGACAGCCGCGACGAAGGCGACCTGATGCCATGGCCCAAGACGCACGGCCTGTTCAAGTTCCGCCCCGGGGAAGTCACGGTCTGGTGCGGGATCAACGGCCACGGCAAGTCGATGATCACCAGTCAGGTCGCCCTCGATCTGGCATGGAACGGGGCCAAGCCCTGCATCGCTTCCCTCGAAATGCAGCCGCGCCGGACCATGTGGCGCATGGTGCGACAGGCCTCCGGGCTGGCTGAACCCTCGGTCCAGTACATCAAGCAGTTCCTCGGCTGGATGGACCGCAAGCTTTACATCTTCGACCACCTCGGCACAGCCGAACCACAGTTGATCCTCGGTGCCGCCCGCTTCTCCCACGCTTCCCACAAGGTCCGCCACTTCTTCATCGACTCGTTGATGAAGGTCTGCCGGGGCGAGGACGATTACAACGGGCAGAAGGACTTCATGGATCAGGCCACCGCCATGGCCCGCGACCTGAACATCCACGTGCATGTGATTCACCATGTCCGCAAGGGCGAGAACGAACTGTCGATCCCGTCCAAGTTCGACGGCAAGGGATCGGGCGCGATCAGCGACATGGCGGACAACTGGATCACATGCTGGCGCAACAAGCGCAAGGAACATGCGCTCGCCACCAATCCGACCGACGCCAAGGCGATGGCCGAACCGGACGAGATACTGAACATCGACAAGCAGAGGAACGGCGAGTGGGAAGGGCGCATCGGACTGTGGTTCCACAAGGAGTCGATGTCCTACGTGGAGCGTGCCGGCCTGTCACCCAAGCGCTACGAACTGGAACTGGAGGAAGTCTGTGTCCGCACCGATAGCTTCGATGACGCTGGAGGAAAAGAAGAACCTGTACCGGCGTGCGCGGGCTGAGAATCCTGAACTCGCGGCTGTGATCGACGCCTGTCACGAACAGTTTCCCGGCTGTCGGGTGACCTACCTGAAGCTCGGGGACGAGGAGTGGGGCCAGCCCATCGGCGGCACCAACATCACCCCGCTGCCGTGGATCGACCCGGACAAGATGAAGAAGAAGAAAGGCCGGCGATGAACGGCGGCAAGAAGTCGTACAAGGTCAACGCCGTCGCGTTGGCCAAGCTGCTGGCGGCCCTGCGCGATGGTCCCTGCACCTACTGGGAACTGCACGACGCCACCGGCCTGCATTACAACACCCTGCGCAACTACATCAACGCGATGCGGCGGGAGAAACTGTTGTACGTCTGCGAGTGGGAGAAGGATCGGTTCAACCGCGACATGCTGGCGGTGTTCGCATGGGGCGATGGCAAGGACAAGAAGAAACAGAAAATGACCGTGGCTCAACGCAAGGCGCGGCATCGGGCAAGGCAACGGCAGGGACTGATCGGGACGCTTCCTAATCCGCTCGGCCCACCGTCGCTCAAACGCACATTCACGGAGAAGGCGCATGAACGAGGCATTCAGGGGCGAAGTGATGCTGCTCGGGTGGAGCGAGAGCAGCCAGCGGGGGCGGACGGGAACCTTCCTGTTCGACGAACAGCAGGAAGAACATCCGCTCAAACGGTTCACCGTCAAGGCCGGAAAACAAGCCGGCCAGCGGTTCGTGTGCGTGCTGTACCAGTTGAACGATGACGAGACAGTCAAGGAACCGACACAGCCCACGCTGTCGCAGGTCGCGGCCATGCTGTGCAAGGACGATCAGTTCTGGCAGTGGGCGAGCGAGCGTTCGTTCGATGACATCCATAGCGAGGACGGCGCACGTGTGTTCCTGCTGTCGAAGTACCAGATCAACAGTCGGTCGGAGTTTGACCATGACGCCAAGCTCGGCCAGCGCTTCGTGCAGGAGATTGTCCTGCCCTTCAACGAGTACCGCAAAGCAGTGAACAGTCCGCTATGAGCCGCTACTTCATTCTGTGCGAAACCAGCCGTGACGTGCAAGACAGGGCCGGCAATGTCCATCTTGGCCAGCGGCATCAGGAGTGGTACGAGATGGATCGCAACATTGTCGATCCGCGCGAGTACGCCAAGACTGTTGCGGCTGGCAAGGCGGGCGTGTTCGATAAGGTGTTGCTGGTGGTAACCGAAGAGGTGCTGGTGCCGGTCCAGCACACCATTACCGAATGGAATGCGGAGTGACCTCGGCTGTTGAAAAGAAGTGCTGTCGGTGCAAGGCCGTTAAGCCGGCCGCTGACTTCTATCGTTCTTCACGCGCCAAGGATGGTCTGCATACGTGGTGCAAGGCCTGCATGGTCGAGTGGAAACGAACGACGCCGCACCTGAAGAAGGGCTGCAAGGAAAAGGTATGTGCCAACTGCGGCAAGACGTTTCGGCCATGGGAGCCGGCGCAGAAGTTTTGTAGCATGTCCTGTCGGGATGCGGTTAAAAGTCAAAAACGAGTTAAGGATGGGTCGGCACGTTGTTCGCGTTGCCGGCAGTGGAAGCCTCTTGAGCTATTCGTTAAAGCCTCGCGCAAGCGAAGCGACGGGACACGCTACTCAGTTCCGCACTCGCACTGCAAGCCGTGTAATGCCGAGTGGTTCGCGGAGCGCAACGGCGGCCGAAAGAAACCTTACCGAGAAGCGTATCGGCTGACCCCGGAAGAGTTGCTGGCAAACAAGCTGCGTCAGAATCAAGCGCGACGGCAGAAAGAACGCGCCGCTGGAAAGCCGCCAACAGCGGCGGCTGTTCGGAAGATGTTGGTCGAACAGGATGGGCTGTGTTCGTATTGCGCAGTTCCTATCGAAGATGGGTATCACATCGACCACAAATTGCCGATTGCGGCCGGCGGCACGAACGATCCAGAGAACCTGCACCTGACCTGCGCTCGGTGCAATTTGCGCAAAGGCGCAATGACGCACGAACAGTTTCTAGTGTCCAAGCGCCGGCCGGCCCGGCAGTGGGCTAAATGAAGCGGCGATTCGGCAACCGCGACTTCGCGCTCGGCAGACTGAAGCGAGGCGAGCGCAACAAGACCGAAGCGGAATACGAGCGTGCCCTGATTGATCGGCAACAGGCTGGCACTGTGCTGTGGCATCAGTTCCAGAGCATGACACTGGTGCTCGCCAAGGACACCCGCTACACCCCGGACTTCAACGTGATGGCCGCCGATGGCGTGCTGGAAATGCATGAGGTGAAGGGCTTCATGCGCGACGACGCCAACGTCAAGATCAAGGTGGCGGCCGAGTTGTTCCCTTTCCGGTTCTTCCTCGTTCGCAAGCGGGCGAAGAAGGACGGGGGAGGGTTCTCGGTGGAGGAGATTGGGCATGGATGAAGTCGACGCCGCTGAAGACCGGATCGAGCACGAACTGGCGGCAGCAATAAAAAAAGCCCGCACCATGCAACCGCACTTCCCGTGGGAAGGCAGTTGCTGGTGCGGGGAGATGGAGTGGTCGAGCAAATTCGTCGGCCACTTCTGCGGCCCGTTCTGCCGCGATCTGTACGAACGCGAGCAGCGACAGGCTGTGATCAACGGGAAAAGCACTGCGCTCGGATGATGAAGTCGCACTCGCCGGCCTCGACCATCTTGGCGGCGAGGATGGCGGCGACGATGCGCCGGCCAAGGACGGTCGGGTGATCGAACCAGTACGGTTCTTTGGCACGCGCATCCCGGCGACCGTCGCGGTACAGCCAGTGCAGGATTTGAATCGCCGCACTGTGCGCTCCGTTCATATACTTGTCGTCCATATCCACAGCCCGTGACAGGTGGTAACACAGCCCGTTGCGCCCGTCTTCGCCGTAAAACCGCGCGATGTACTCAAAGTCTTCGGCCACGCTGATGAAGTAGCCGGCGATCTTCTTGCGCAGCTTCAGCATTCTCTTGCCGGGTTGCTTGCTCATTCAGTCCCCCAATCTTTTTGGTTGAACGGTTCGGTGTTGTAGGCCTCCATGTACTCGTCCCACTCCTCGGTGCCGGGTTGCAGGTCGATGCACGGCGGAACGTACGTGCCGTTCGGGTACTTGTGCGGATGGGCAGAGCGCCCGTACCACGCGTCCGCACTGCCCCGGTCCCACGGTGAACCGTGTTCGTACTTGTCCATGCGACGGTTCAGATCGGGCGTGATCGTGGCTGTCGTCATGCTTCCTCCCTTTGGGTTGATCCACTACAGCCCGCTCGCTGTGAACGGGCTGTCATTGATCAGCTAGAAAGGTGTTCGTCGATATAAGTCACGCAACTCCATGCGGAGCCGCACCGAACCCCTAGTTCTTTGATGAGGAAAGAGGTTTCTCCTTCTTTGATGATCAGGAACCCTCGATAGCGCATGTTTCCCCCCTTTCTCTCTTCGTAGTCCATTGCATACGACTCGGCATCCATCATGTTGTCGAGGTCGTTCTCGTACTCCGCAACGAGCGCGCGTTTCAGGGCTATCGACAGGGCGCGGTCACGGCACAGTTCGACGTAGTCCACGTCCTCGGGTTGGTGACGCGTGGCCGGGTACACCTTCTCCACGTACACCGCGAACATGTTCACGGTGACCGGCACGCCGGCGAACGAGGAGACATCCACCACCAGTTTCATAATCGACAGTCCCGTCCCCTTGAAGACGATGGTGTCGTTCTCTTGCTCGGTCGTCTCGACGTACATGTTGTCGGCCCACTCCGGTTTCTTGCAGGCCTTGAGCATGCGTTTGACGAACAGTGTTTCCTCGGTACTGAAGCGGGTCGTCGGTTTCATGCGGCTTCCTTCTTGAAATATTCACGAAGCAACGGGCGCAGTTCGGACGCATAGTTGTCGCCGCGCCACGAATTGCGAGTGAATCTGATGTCGCCTTGCGCCAGCTTGTCCACGTTGTAGACGGCGCAGTAGGCATCGTTGTCGACGAACAGGCTGGCGATCATGCGGCCGTTCTCGGCATCGTCGAATAGGATTGCCCAAAACGGCTCGCCGGCCACGCCGTTGCGGTGGTACGACGCGTCGATGATTTTCAGTTTCATCCTTCCTCCTCGTTGAACCAGTGATCTGTCACAGCCCACGAACTGTGCATGGGCTGTGGCCGATCAGACCGGAGTCAGTTCGGACATGTAGGCATACCCTTCCCAGCCGTCGTCCGCTTTTACCTCCATCAGCAAGTCACTGCCGTGCTTGATGCCGGTGTTCCTCACAATTTCCACAGTCATGCCGCTGTGCTTGATGTGATCCGGCTTCATCAGGCACTCGGCCTTGTAGGTGAACAGGTATCTTTTGCTCATCCGGTGTTCCCTCCTTTCAGCCATGCGTCGATCTTCTCGTATGACCCCCACGCCTCGCGCGGGCAGTCCCACAACAGCCACATTGCCCAGTCGCGCAGGCACTGCACGTTCGTCTCGTCGGCTCGCGTGACGGCGGCAATGAAGTCATTCGCCAGCACTGAACAGGCGAATCCGCCCGGGGCGATCCGGTCCTCGATGTAACGCTTCATCCCTTCCTGCATGTGCGCCGGCAGGCGGTCATAGTTCACGGGCCTCATGTTGTCTCCTTCTCTTTGCAGAACTTCGTGAAGGCCGCCACGCCACCGTGGAACAGCACCGTGCTGCCGGTGACTGTGTAGTGGCCGTCGACCGTTTCATAGGTCGGGTCGAGGACGTTGATCCCCAGCTTGTCGTCATGCGAGACGTGGATTTCGTATTCGTAGTCCTGTCCCGCATCCTTGGTGTCGGTCGGGTACAGGTAGATTCCGCCCGGCCCGTCTTTGAAGTGCGCGACCAGTTGCGCGGCCAAGCAGCCGGCACCGTTCGCAATCTTCTTCGGGTTGCCCGCGCCTAGTCCGTTGACCATCTTCATCCCGGTCAGGAACTTGGCGAGGTCCGCGCCGTGCCCGGTCGGATAGCCATCGAACTGCCGGTACATGCAGACCAGCGTGCTCGGCACATCCTTGCCGTCGTCGGTTTGATAGTGGTCGATAACGCGCGTCAGACTTCTGGTGCCCATACTTCCCTCCTTCGGTTGATCAATCACAGCCCAGCCACTCCCCCTCGCGGACTCCGGTGCCGGTGGTCCGCTCAAGATCATCGTGTCTCGCTGGCAGCCAGCCATCCGGTACGCCGGCTGTCGCGTCTAGCTGGGCTGTGATTGAGCAACAAAAGAAACGGGGGCCGAAGCCCCCGCGTAACGGGCGCGAGCGTTTGTTGTTGTTCCTGCCCGCGTTGGCCGGCTTGATCAATTTCCTTGTTGTTACATCACCCGGCGATGCTTGGTCGTCTCGCGCAGGTGTTTCTCCAGCGTCTGCATCGACTTGCCAGCCAGTTCGCTGATGCTCGGCACGTAGGCCCGCAGGACCGGGTAGGACCGGGCCAGCGAGTCGTACCGTTCGTCACCCGCGCCGGTCGGTTCAGCCATGTTGATGCCGATGCCGATGATGGTGACGCCCATCAGTTCCTCGGCCGCGAGCGACAGGTCAGCCATATCGCCGTAGCCGCATCCGTCCGTCAGCACCATCAGAATCTTGCGCTGTTCGGGCCGGGCGCTCAGCCGCATGGCCGCCGTATGCACGCACGGATAGTCCGGCGTTCCGCCGGTCTTGATCCACTTCAGCTTGCCGATGTTGGCGGCGCAGGTCGCCAGCTTGGCGTTGAACTTCTTCGCCACCACCAAGGCATAGCCGCCCGACCCGGCACCGGTCCATTCTTGCGTTCCGCCCATATCAGGCAAACGGGCCGCCGGCTGTGATCCGCCGAAGACATCCGAGAACCCAAGGATTTCGACCGGGCACCGGGCTTTCTCGGCCGCATCCGCAATCGCGTATGCCGCGTCGACCGCCAGTCCAAGGCTGCTTCCCTCGCCGCCGCCCATCGACCCGGACAGGTCGATGACCAGTGACAGGGCAGTGTTCAAGCCTTCCGTTTCCCAACGCCGCTTGAACACAGCCTCGGACCCGTTCATGGCCGGCACGTACCGCCGCCGGTCGAAGCGACCCGCGAAGGCACCGCCATCCCAACCGATCCGTTCCGGAGCAGTCAACAGCCGGGCGATCAGCGCTTTGACCTTGGCCGCACCACCCGCCAGCATCTTGCTGTGCAGGGTCTTGTCCGCCGCTTCGTGCTCAAACATCTGCTTGGCGGCGTTCTTCCACTTGGACATGTCGGAGAAGTTCGCCGGCGCCATCGACCGCAACTCCTTCTTGTCCTTCGTCCGGTCTTTGATCCGCTTGCCCACGTCGGTCAGGTCCGGTTCGGGCGACTTGACCTCGGCGTCACTGTTGACTGTGTCGTCGCTGTCTTTCGCGTCGAACGGGATTTCGGCGTCGCCACTGGCCGCATGATGCTCGGAGGTGTCACCCTCTTCGTCATCCGGCTCGCCGCCGGCGTCGCCCGGTACCAGAGTCTTGTCTTCCGGCTCTTCCGACTCTTCGTCGGAGTCGGTCGGCATGCCCGGCTCGACGATGGGGCTGTCACCTTCCTCGCCCTCTTCGTCTTCCTCGGACTGTTCGCCCGGCTGTGTCCCGGGCTGTTCGCCTTCCTCGCCTTCGTCGTCCCCGTTTTTCGGGATTGGCGGCACGGCCGGCTCATCGTCTTCGGACTCGGGCAGGTCGTTCGGGTCGATGTTCTTGTCTAACTGGTCATCGAACACCGTATCGTCGTCCTCGCCCTCTTCCAGCGGCGTATCGACGTGACCACCGTCCGGTTTGGGCGGCTCGGTGATCGGGTTCGGGCGGTCGTCCGGGCGGATGATCCGGCCCTGAATGTTCACGCCGAAGCGCTTCTTCCACTCCTCGTAGAACCACACCGCCACATTCCACGAACCTTGCGTGCCGGCGCTCTTCTCGACCGGCAGGGCCGCCATGCGGGCATACGCTTCCGCGTACAGGGACCGTTTCGGTTCCGGGATGCGACGCAGCAACGTGTTCGCAAACCCGTTGCCCACGCCCCGGCTGGCTCGGCTCAGCAGCGCCAGTGCGAACGGCGCATGCTTCAGCGCAGTCGGTGACCAGTCCGGCGGAACGTCCAGCGTCATCTTGTTCAGCAAGCGCTTGAGCGCGCTGCGGGCACCGCGACTGCGACCGTCACGAACGACTGCCGATTCCATCCGGCCGTCTTCGATGCCGTTCCAGATTTTGAAGACCAGTGCCTGTTCGACTCCCAAGTACGCTTTGTGCGCCTTGAGGCTGTTGTCGGTGAACGCGATATGCCCGACTTCGTGCAGCGTGTAGCCAGTGAACAGGTCAGCCTCGCCGCGCGTCAGCATGGCCGCATCCGGGACGGTCGGGTATCGCACCACCCCATGCACCACCTTGCGCGGGTCGTTATGGTCGGACCACACTGCAAACGCACCGCCACCAGAGAACTGGACCGTGATACCACCGGCCGCGACCCGAACCCCAAGATTGGTCGCCAGCTTGTTGGCGTGCGCGTGCAGGGCCGACTTCAACCGCAGACCCTGTACTCGGTTGCTCATTGAAACTCCCCTTGGAAACTGTTGCGAAACTGTTGCGACTGTTAATCACAGCCCAACAGCCGCCGGCTGTCCTTCGCAGCAAGCGGCTGTTAGAAGCGACTCAGAATGGTGGGGTGTTGGTCGCCGCCATGGCCGGCGTAACGACCGCCGACTTGCCGGCGAGCGCGGCTTTCACCGCCTCATCCGACACATTGGCCTTCCACAGTTGTTGCAGGATTTCCTGTGCGTCCTGCGACGCCCGGTTGACCACCGCGCCTTCCCACGCCTCGCGCGGCGGGAAGCCCCACGTGAGGTTGCGGGCGAGGCTCATCACCTGCCGCAGGGTCGGCGCGATTTCGAGGTTGCCGGCCTCGCTGCTGGCCCGGCAGGCCTTCATCAGCTTGACCAGCAGTTCAGCCAGTTGCAGCGTGCAACCGGTCCGGTCAACGAGGACCTTGCGTTCCATTTCCTCGGACAGGTAGTCGAAGTACTCGAACCACCCGTAGCGATCCGTGAACGCGAAGTTCATTTCCCTGATCCCGGCATACACGCCAGAGGTGTCGCCCCGGCCGTTGCTGTTGTCCGCGACGCAGAAGTCCACGCCGAAGGCCTTGCGGACCTTCTCATGGGTTTCCTGAATCACGGCGATCCCGCTGTCGAGGATGCCGTGCAGCGCGGCCAAGTGCTCCGCGCGGCCAATCGTTACCTCGTCCAACAGGATGATCGCGCCCGGCCGGCGCATGCCGTTGAGCACCAGTCCGTCCATATAGACCGTGCTGCCGTTGCGCATGCGCTCGCCGCCCAACAGTTCGTAGCGCTCGATGCCAGCGTCGAGACTGACGCGGATGAACGAGCGTCCGCACTTGGCGGCGAAGTTCTTGACGAACTCGGTCTTGCCCGTGCCGGCCGGCCCGAAAATCCACACACCGTGCGGCAGGTTGCGCGCGAAGTGCCCCAATTTCTTGGGGTCGAACCGATACATCGGGTCGAACTCCGGGGCATCCGGGTCATTGAAGATCGGCACTTCAATGTCTCGGTACTGTCCAGTGATGCCGAACAGTTTCCCAAGTTTCTCGGTCCCGACTTGCTTGACTTCAAAGCCCATGGCACTGCGACCGGCGTGCGTGACCGGCGCGGCCGGCGCTTCAAAAGCGACGGGCGCGACCGGACTCACAGCCGCCGGCACCGCCTGCATGGCGGGCAGGCTCAGCCCCGGGATGGAGCCATGTTCTTCCCAATGCCTCACCAGCTTCAGGACAAAGTGACTTTTGGGCAGACGGCAGTAGTCGCCCGGCTTTTCGCCGGTCGCCTTCACCATCTCGACCAGATCGTCCTTCTTCATCCCGGACAGGTGAAGCTCAACGAACGAGCGATTGCTCATACTTGACCTTCCTTCTCGGGTTAATCGGAACATCCGTCACAGCCCCCGGCTGTGCAGGGGCTGTAGCTGGTGTTCAGCATCCGTGGCTGTGTTCGCGTGCTTCCAGTGCAATCGCCGCCAGCATCAGCGGCATGACCGGCGGCACCAGAGGCGGCACCGCCACCGGGGCAACGTGCGCCCGGAAGTAGCCGGGCGGGATGCCCACGTACTCGCGGGCCGGCTTCACAGCCTTGCGGCTGGCTTCCCACAGCCGCCAGCACTCGGAACGACTCATTCCCATACGTCCTCCCAAAAGGTTGATCCAACAGGGAAAAGCCGGACAATCGAAACGCATCCGCCTCAGTGCTCGGTCGTGTTCCAAGCGCTGAGACTGATGAGCGTTTCTTCTCATCACTTCGTTTTGGGCTAACGTGACCCTCGCCAGTGCTGTGTCATCTCGCCGCCGTCCGTCTTGCGCGGTGCGCGTCCCGGTTCGATCCGGGGGTTACGAGCGCTCCCTCTCGGGGGCACTGTCGATCCTCTCGCTGTCTGGCAGGGTCCGGTCGTTCTCCGGTCGCTCGGTCAGGGGGCAGTGGGGAGGGGCAGGGAGCGCTGTCCGACCCTCTCAGGCCGACCCCAGTCGCTCACTGGGTCATCCCTCACTGAAGCATCCGACCGTCTCACCGGGCCGCCTCACGGCCGCCGGCACTCTGTGTCGCCTGTCTCGCAGGTCACTGAGGGGAGCAAGTTTTGAAAGAGCGGGGCAGTCCGGCGAACCTCACTTACTGCCGCACTGCAATCGAAGTGTAGCATACCGTAAGGTATATGTTTGATCTAGATCAAATGACAGTCCATGTAACAGTTCCGCAACAGCCTGTAAGCGACAGTGAAGTCGCAGACGGTGACAATTCCCGTCAGGCGACAATTCCGGTCAGTGCGGATGCGGAGGCGGCGGTCCTGCCGACCGGCCGCCGACCGGGCAGCAAGCGAGCGGATGAGCCGACCCGGGCCAAACAGCGGGAACAGCGGCAGAAACAGCGCGAGGCTGTGCAGGCCGCCATCCACGCGGCTGAGCGGATCAGGAACGGGGACGCACCCAGTCTGAGCATGATGGCTGCCGCCGACCCGGCCGTCCTTGCCAGCGAACTGGCGGTGCAGACCGCGCCCGCCCCGCCCCTGTCCGACACCGTGCGAGCGATCCGGGACGCTTACAGGCAGCACCCGATACAGCCAGAAGACAGCCAAGGACAGCCCGGTAGGCTAGGCCGGCCGTCCACGTTCAGCGAGGTCGAGGCCAATCACCTCTGCGAGTGGATACAGAGCGGCAAGTCGCTCAATAGCTGGAGTCAGGCGACAGGCAGAGCGGTCTGGACGGTGTATAGCTGGATGAGGCAGAGGCCTGACTTCGCTCAGCGTTACGCAGCCGCGCACGATGACCGGGCCGACACGCTGGTCGACGAGATGGTCGCACTGGCTGACAGCCTGCCGGACAGCGCTCCGCTGGAGCTAGTGCAGGTCCGCAAGCTACAGATCGACACGCGCAGATGGCTGGCTGAGCGCCTGCGGCCCAAGAAGTACGGGCAACAGGCGGATGCTGCGCCCCGGCAAGCGGTCACGTTCAACGTCACCCTCACCCCAGCACAGCGGGAGCCACAGCCCCTGACTGTTGACGCTGTGCCAGCCCGGCTCGCTCGGGAGGGCGATGAGTGACAGTCCGGCCACAGCCCGGTCACAGCCGGCCGGCCCGGCACCCCCCCATCGGACCACGCCGCGCTCGGCCCGGGGGCGTTGGAACCAGCACATGGTATTGCCCACACACGCCGGGTGGGTCCCCCGTGCGGACCCACGGATAGCTAGGTAGGCGTCACAGGAGTCCCATGCAGATTTCGTATGTACCCCCCGGCCCAGTGGCCGCTGACTTCCACAAGGATGATTGCTTTGTGCGAGGGCTGAAAGGTCCGGTAGGCAGCGGTAAGTCAAGTACCTGCTGCTGGGAGATTATGTTGAAGGCGCTTGCAATGAGGCCGGCCAACGATGGCGTCAGGAAGAGCCGCTGGGTGGTGACCCGGAACACGTACCCGGAGTTGAAGAGCACGACCATCCGGACGTGGGTGGACTGGTTCGGGCCGGTGACGGAGATGCGCTGGGACGTGCCGATTTCGGGGAAGGTGCAGATCAAGGACTTGGGCGACAACACCAGCTTGGATATGGAGGTGTGGTTCTTGGCCATGGACCGCCCGGAGGAGGTCGACAAGCTGCGGTCCTTGGAAGCCACCGGCGGCTGGATGAACGAGGCCAGTGAGATAGACGAAGCGGTCCTGAAGATGATGACGCAGCGGGTCGGACGGTATCCGCCCAAGCGCGAGTTCCACGGGCAGGTGATCGACGGCAAGGTGTTCGACAGCACGGATGTTCACGCCCCGACCCCGTTCTGGTCGGGCGTGATCATGGACACCAACCCGCCGGACGACGACCACTGGTGGTATCGGCTGGCGGTGGAGGACAAGCCCTTGGACTACCGGTTCTTCGACCAGCCCGGGGGTCTTTACCGGGACCAGAACAAGAAGAGTCCGACCTACGGGGAGTTGCTGGCGAACCCCATGGCCGAGAACGTCCAGAACCTTCCCGGGGGGTATCAGTATTACTTCCGGCAGGTGGGAGGGAAGACGGACGACTACATCAAGGTGTTCCTGCTCGGGGAGTACGGCACGACCTTGGATGGGAAACCCGTGTACCCGGAGTGGAGGGACAGCTTCCATGTGGCCAGAGAGTCTTTGCAGCCCAACCCCGGACTACCCGTGGTGGTCAGTTTCGACTTCGGACTCACCCCAGCAGCCACCTTCCTTCAGATGGACGCCCGAGGGCGCATTCTGGTTCTGGACGAACTGGTGTCTGAAGATATGGGTATCCGGCAGTTTTATGAGTCCGTGGTTCGTCCTCTACGGATGTCCAAGTACGCCAAGTTCCGGGTGGAAGCCGTGGGTGACCCCGCCGGCAGCCAGCGAGCGCAGACCAACGAGAAGTCCTGCATCGAGGAACTGAAGGACATGGGGTGCCTGTGCGAGTTGGGGGAGACGAACGAGTTCATCCGGAGACGGGAAAGCGTGGCGTACTTCCTGCAAAGGGCGGTGGGCGGCGAACCCGGGTTCCTACTCGATCCTTCTTGTAAGGTGCTGCGCAAGGGCTTTAACGGCGGCTACCGCTATGAGCGGCTGAAGACGAGCGGCCCTGCGAAATTCAAGGACCGGCCGGCCAAGGACCGCTTCTCTCACGTGCATGACGCGCTCCAGTACGGCGCGATGCGACTGCGGGGCGACCTCAACCCGGTAGTCGCCCGTAAGGTGAAGAAGACCAATGCGATGAGAGGCTGGGTGGGGGTCTGATGGCAACGGCACTGACTTGGTCACCGACCAATACCAAAGGGAATCCTCCTATCGAGGGACGCAAGGCCGAGGGCATCACCATGCTCTCCATCGCGTCCTACGTCCGCCAGTGCTGGAACGAGGCGAGAACGGCCAAGCAGGACATCAACACCCGCCTGCTGCGCTGTGATCGCCAGAGGAAGGGCATCTACGACCCGGAAATCGCCGGCGAAGTAGCGAAGGCCGGCGGCACCCCGATCTACATGATGCTCACCGACATCAAGAGTCGGGCGGCGGAATCGTGGATCACGGACGTGATGATGTCGGCGGACCGTCCTTTCTCCTGCCGGCCCACCACCGAACCGGAACTGCCGGAATCGGTGAAGATGGAAATCGTCCAGACCGTGTTTCAGGAAGCGCAGATGGTGGCGCAGCAGATGCCGGTGCTTCAGGACGCGGTCGAGCAACGGATGATGGAGTTGCACGATCAGGTCAAGGAAGAAATCCGCAAGGAGGCGATGGACCGCGCCAAGGCGATGGAGGACCGGATTCAGGATCACTTGGACGAGTCCCTGTTCACCGACGAGCGCAACGATCTGATCAACGACTTCTGCACCTATCCCACGTGCTTCATCGCCGGTCCGCTGGTGAAGAAGCAACGGGTGCAGACATGGGGGCCGGACTGGACCCCGCAGGTCACTACCAAGGTGGTGCTGCGTTTCGAGCGCGTCAGTCCCTACGACATGTTCCCTTCCCCCGGGAGTACGGGCATCAACGACGGCTACCTGATCCGCCGCCACAAGATGACCCGCTCCGAGTTGCAGAAGTGCATCGGACAGCCCGGGTACAACGACGCGCAGATCAAGCAGGCCTTGGACTTGTACGGCAGGGGAGGCCTGAAGGAGTGGGAGGCCACCGACTCCGAGAAGGACTGGCTCGACGACAAGAACACTTCGTTCTTCGCCACCTCCACCACCATCACCTCCATCGAGTTCAACGGTCCGGTATCGGGAGCAATGCTGAAGGACTGGGGCATGAAGGGCGTCGATGACTACACCGACTACGAAGCGAACGTCTGGCTGGTCGGTCCCTTCTGTATCCGGGCCGTTCTCAACGCCGACGCCCTTGGCCGTCGTCCCTTCAGCGCCGCCAGCTTCCGCAAGGTGCCCGGTAGCATCTGGGGCATCGGACTCCCCGAGACGATGCGCGACGTGCAGATCATGTGTAACGCCGCCGCTCGCAGTCTGGCGAACAACATGAGCATCGCTTCGGGACCGCAAGTCGAGGTGACCACCGACAGGTTGCCGCCGAACGAGGACATCACCGAAATCTACCCGTGGAAAATCTGGCAGACGACCAGTGACCGCACCGGTGGAGGCCAACCCGCCGTTCGTTTCTTCCAGCCCAGCATGAATGCGGAAGCCTTGCTCGGCGTGTACACGTATTTCCAGAAGGTGGCGGACGAGGTTTCTGGAGTCCCGAACTACATCTACGGCAGCACGCAGGTGGCCGGCGCTGGAAGAACAGCTTCTGGACTGTCCATGCTGATGGAGAACGCGGCAAAAGGGATCAAGCACGCCATCCTGTCGCTAGACAGTGCAATCAGTCAGGCGGTGAAACGGACGTTCGACTACCTGATGAAGTACGACCCCGATCCCACAATCAAGGGCGACATGCAGATCGTGCCGGTGGGAGTCGTTGCAACGCTCATCAAGGAAGGCGTGCAGGAGCGGCGTCAGGCCTTCTTGGCAGCAACAGCGAACCCCATCGACGCACAGGTCATGGGACCAAGCGGACGGGCCGCAGTTCTTCGGGAAATCGCCCGCACGCTCGACATGGACCCGGACGACATCGTCCCCGATCCGGAGACGATCAAGCGCGAGCAGGCGGCGCAGCAGCAGATGCAGGCCATGCAGGCGCAAGCGATTCAACAACCGCCGCCCAGCCAGCAGATTCAGATTCAGCGCGGGCCGAATGGCGAGGTACTGGGTGCCACTGTCGCGCCTCAACAGCAACTGATTGAAGGACCGGTTCAATGACCAACGACGGCCTCACGCAAGCCGGCGCGGAAGGCGTGTACTCGCTGGAGTTCCAGCCGACCGACGAGTACTACTTGGCGCTCTACACCGATCAGGCCCGGCTCGACGAACGTACGCCGTCGTACGTGACGGCGGGCGAAGCCAAGGGACAGGGCTACACCGCCGGCGGGAAAAGACTTGGTCCGCCGAAGTTCGTGGCCGACGGCAAGTGCATCGTGTGGGACTGGGACGACCCGGTGTGGGAGAACAGTTCCATCGAGGCCTGCTGCGGCCTCATCTGGAACAAGACCCGCAACCGGTCGCTGGCTGTGTTTTCGTTTGAGCCGAAGCTGTCCCGCAACGGCCGCTTCCGCGTGGCCCTTCCCCCGCCGACCTCGCAAGAAGGCGTGGTCCGCTTCTACTACTAGGAGTTCCCATGGCTGTGACTTACCGCTCCACCCTGCGCACGACCCGCATGCAGGCGGTGCGCGACGACATCGACAGCGGCGCGGGGGCCGCGACCTTGGAAATCGGCACCTCGGGCTTCGGTTCGACGCTGCTCACGTTCACGCTGAGCGACCCCGCTTCGACGGTCACCGGCGACGTGCTGACCCTGTCGGGCATGCCGAAGACCGCCAACGCCTCGGCCGGCGGTGTGGCGGCGGAAGCCCGCATCAAGGAATCCGGCGGCACCGTGATCGTGTCCGGCCTGACGGTCGGCACCTCGGGCACCAACGTGATCATCAGCAACACCACGATCACGAACGCGGCGGCCTACTCGCTCACCAGCGGCACCATCACACACGCGACGACCTGATGCTGGCCCCTCCGCATCCGCACTTCAGCTACTTCCCGGCCACGCATTCGGTGCCCGGGGTACAGGCGAGCAACGCCAGTCTGCTGCTGGTGACTTCTGGTGGGTCTGCCCACACCTTCGGGACATGGACGCAACTCCATGCGGGGCTGACGTATCCGTCCTATTTCATGGTGTTCCGTATGACCGGGGTGCGGACATCGGCGGACGCGATCACCTCGACCACGCTCAACGCATGGTGCGATATCGGCATCGGCCCGGACAACGCGAACGTGACGGTGATCGCTGAGAAGCTCGGGTGCCCAAACTCGCAGGGGCTGGGAGCGCTCTACTGGCTGCCGCTGTACGTCCCAGCGGATACGCCGATTTGGGCGCGCCACCAGAACACAGCGGCGTCGGCCAAGTGTTACGTGAGCGCGGCGTTTAACGGCGGCCAGATGAACCCGGGGTCGTTCCCGTTCACTACGCGGATCGTCGCCATCGGCGCAACCTCTGCCAGCACCACGGGCACTGCTGGCGGATCAGGGACCAGCAACGTCGAGGGGGGATGGATACAGATGACCGCATCGAGCGCCGAGGACTACATGGGGCTGATGATGTCGCCTCAGTTCAACGTCGATACGTCAATGACGACCGCGTTGATGACCTGTGGTGATGTTGGATTTGGCAGCAGCGGCAACGAGGACGCGGTGGGTCAGAACATCATGTACGGCCACATCTTCACGGCCAACGAGCAGCGCGAGAGCGTGAGCTTCCCGGCCTTCTGCGGGATCAAGGCCGGCTCACGCATCGTGGCGCGGGTATCTTCCTCACTTAGTACGGCCGACGCCTCTGAAAGCATCATCGTTTACGGCCTGACTCACTGACATGGCGATCACCGAGCACGCAAGCGGCACCCGTACCACCGGCACGCCTCCCGAGGCGGGCTTCACCGCGCTCGGAACCTCCCCCGACACCACCGACGGCGTGTTCCAGTTCTTCATCGACTGCAACGCGCTGGCGCGGGGCGACACCATCGAGATTCAGGTGCTGGAGAAGGTGATCAGCAGCGGCACTGCACGATTGGTGTACGAGGCCACGATTTCCAACGTGCAGGACGAGCCGGTGTGGGCCAGCCCTTCGCTGGTGCTGATGCACGGCTGGACCCTGCAAATGAAGCAGACCGCCGGTTCGGCCCGTTCGTTCGACTGGTCGCAGCGTAAGGTGGCGTAATGGCATTCAGCGGCGGCTACAGCCCACTGCTGGGGGCCGCCGCCAGCGGCATCCCCAATCTTGACCTAGCGGCGACCGAGGGATCGGACGTTGCCGACTGTGCGGTCAACGTCACCGTCTCGCTGGCCCCGACCGACAGCGCCGACATTGTCGCTTTCGTCAGCACGGCCAATGTCAGTCTGGCCGTCACCGAAGGGTCGGACGTTGCCGCCTTTGAGGCGGATGTCTACCGCGAACCCATTTCACTGGCGGCCACCGAGGGCAGCGACACCGCCGCCCTGACGGCCACCGTCAACGTCCGTCTGCAAGTCACGGAAGCCGGTGACGACGCGACCGCCCGGGTCAACGTCAACGCTTCACTAGCCGCGACCGAAGGCAGTGACATCGTCGCGTTGCAGGTCAACGCCAATGCTGCGCTGGCCGCCACAGAAGGCAGCGACGTGGTGGCCGTTGCCGTCAATGCCACGACATCGCTGGCGGCCACGGAACAGTCCGACACAGTCGCTTCTGTCGTCACGGCCAACAGTTCTCTGGCTGTCACGGAGGAGTCGGACACAGCCGAGTTCGGCCTGCAACGCGCCGGCACCTTCGAGTTGGCCGCCGAGGAAGGCAGCGATACCGCCTCCATGGCGCTCAGCGCCGACGCCGTCGTTGAGCAACCCGAAGAGCCGGCCGGCACTCGCCGCTCCAAGCGCGCTCCCGCGATCCGCCCGCTGGTCGATGCCGTCGTTGTCATTAAGTCCAAGGCGCAGGGCGCGGCCGGCATCGGACGGCCTGTCGTCTTCGCGGAAGTCTCGCAGGACCACGCTGAAGCGCGCCTGTCATCTGTTGCCGGCTACTTCGCCCGGGGCTTCGTCCGCGCGGAAGCGGAAGAAAACAACTGCGCTGTACTGAAAGGTTGTGCTGGACGCTCGCAAGTCGGGACCGTGGATGTGGAGTGCGAAAGCGTGGCCTTCGCACGTGTTGACCCAAAAGTCGATTGCACCGTACAAGTCACTCTCAGAAACGCAGGGCGCGTACGTGTTGGACGTTTGATGGCCAAAGGGATCATCAACCCGACCGACGAGGAACTGCTTCTAATGATCGCAACCGCTGCGCAACGACCGAGGCTATGGCGATGAAGAAGAAGGTGCCGTTCGAGAAGTCGGGCAAGGACAAGATGATGGACCGCAAGCACGGCATGAAGGAAGGGTCCAAGCGCGAAGAAATGATGGACGCCAAGGGCTACAAGAAGGGCGGCAAGGTCGGCGGAAAGCGGGGCTGCTGATGGCCAACTGGGGATCGTTCGCGGTCGGCGTCGGGGCTGGCTATCTGGCCGCCAAGGGCTGGAAGAAGAAGGCCAAGTCCGGCGAAACGGGGCCGAACTCTCCGGGCACGCATCGTGGCTATGGCTACGACGACAAGCCCACTGAAACAATGGGCGCGGGCGATGCGGCTGACAGCGGCGTGGAGCCGCGCATCGCCAGCGTTGCCGATGACTCCGACGTGAAGCGTTATGCGAATGGAGGACTGGTCGGCGCAGGTCGCTGGTACGGCAAGAAAATGCCGAAGTGATTGCGGCGAACGACAAGGTCAGGGAATCGCTGCGGTACTTACGCAGCGTGGCAGGACCGCAGTACGAGTTGGTGGTGCAGTGGCTGAAACAGTCCCTGCATGAAGAACATCTGGTGATTGAGCAACTGTCGGACGCGAACAAGTTGTTCCACCATCAGGGCAGTGCAGCGTGCTTGAGGATCGTCCTCAACACGATGGAGTCCCAGTCGAAAACATAGCTCGGCTGGTCGTTGGTGATTACCTGACGACGTGGTTGCGAACACGAAAGGCTCGCCTCCCGTTCGATCAAGGCTCACAGGAGTTGTATGCCGTTACCGAAAGCAGTTGAAGAAGCCGGCCGCAGGGCCGCCGAATTGCAGCAACGCGCGACTGGAACAACGCCGCCCGCACCAGCGGAAGCAGCGACTCCAGCCGGAACTGAACCAGCCCCAGCGCCGGCTCCACAGCCGACACTGGAGCCAGAGAACATCCCGCGTCCTGCCCTGCCAGAAGCACCGGGCAAGGACTGGGAGCAGATGTACCGTGTCCTTCAGGGCAAGTACAACCATGAGGTTCCTCGTCTGACCGACGAGAACAAGAAGCTCAAGGGTGAACTGCAAACCCTGAAGACGCAGGTCGAGGAACTGAGCCAGCGCATGACGGCCCAGCCCCCGACGCCAGCGCCGGCAGCCGTCAGGCCGGAAGAACTGGAGCAGTACGGCCCGGAGTTCATCGGCCTCGTCGAGCGCGTTGCGCGAAGCGTGGTGCCGACAGCCCCGGCAGCAGCGCAGAAGGTCGACCCGAATCTGGAAGACCGGCTGGCGCGTGCGGAGGAGACGAGTCAGGCTGCGCTTCGGCGTCAGTTTTTCAACGACCTCACGGCCGCAGTGCCCCAGTGGGAAACGCTGAACACGGACACCGGTTTTCTGAAGTGGCTGGATCAGGTCGACGAAGGCTCCGGGGCGACCCGACAGTCTCTGTTCGACGACGCAGCGGCAAGATTCGACGTGAAGCGCGTGGCGTTCTTCTTCAAGTCTTACGGCGGCAATGTGGGTGTTGCGTCGAATGGAGCGCCGCCCGCGAACGAGCAGGTGACGCCTGTCACGATGCGAGGCCAGCCGGACGTGCCCAGCACGAAACGAATCTGGAATCGCGGCGAGATACAGGCGTTCTTCCGCAACGTCCGCGAAGGTCGAATTTCTCCTGAAGACGCAGCAAGGGTCGAACAAGACATTTTTGCTGCGCAGTCGGAAGGTCGGGTCCGCTAAGACTCGCCCCGCGCGTAGCGGGAGAAAACCATGGCTTTTGCCGTTTCTGGCGACTATTACGGCGCAGGTTCTGGCGTCGATTCGTACGGCTCCGCTGCCGCTACGAAATTCATTCCGGAGATTTGGTCCGGCAAGCTGGCGGTCAAGTTCTACGCCAGCACCTGCTTGGGCGACATCACCAACAACGACTGGGAAGGTGAAATCAAGGACGCCGGTGACAAGGTTCAAATCCGGTCCATTCCGACGATCACCATCCGGGACTATCAGAAGGGTCTGACCCTGACGAACGAAGTCCCGACCAGCACGCCCATCGAACTGCTGATCGACAAGGGCAAGTACTTCTCGTTCGTGGCCGACGATGTGGACAAGGTGCAGGCTGACGTGCGCCTGATGGACATGTTCTCGCAGGATGCCGCCGAGCAGATGAAGATCACCATCGAGCAGACGGTGTTCAATGCCGTCTACGATGACGCGGCCAGCGGCAACTACGGTGCCACGGCCGGCGTGCGGTCGAGTTCGGTGAACCTTGGCGCGGTCGGCGCTCCGCTGCAACTCACGAAGACGAACGTGCTGGAATGGATCGTCGACATGGGTCTGGTGCTGGACGAGCAAAACGTCCCGGAAACGGGCCGTTGGGTCATCCTGCCGCCGTACATCGCTTCGCTGATCAAGAAGTCGGACCTGAAGGACGCGAGTCTGGCGGGTGACGGCACCTCGATCCTGCGCAACGGTCGTCTCGGCATGATCGACCGCTTCACGCTGTACACGAACAACAACCTGCATACCGCGACCGACCTCGGGTCTGGCAACGCCACTGGCGGCACCGGCGCGGCGGCGGACAACGCCGTGTGGGACGTGATGGCCGGCACGCGCGATGCGGTGTCGTTCGCCTCGCAGTTCGTGAAGATGGAAACGCTGCGCAGCACGTCGACCTTCGGTGATATCGTCCGTGGCCTGAACGTGTTCGGCTTCAAGACGACCAAGCCGGAAGCGCTGGTGTGGTCGCGCGTGATGAAGTAAGCATCTCCGTGAGCGTTTCCTAGAGCGCTCTTGGGCCGGCCTTCGGGTCGGCCCTTTTTGTTTGGGGGAACTGTGATTCGGCTGTTGAGGAACCGGGAGAACGGGGCGGTGGTCGAGTGGTCCCCGGAAAGAGCCGGCAACAAGAAGTACGACGAACTGACCGAGGTCGAGTCCCTTGGGTATCTCGGCAACGTCGCCGCCAAGAGCGGCCGGGCGCTGTCATTCGATCCCAAGGAAAACGGCATCACCCTGTACACCACCTCCATGGGGATCGGGGACGCGATCTGCGTCCTGTACGCCGCCTGCGGGCTGGCCGAGGCCGGCTACAAGGTCACCTACAACGCTCGCCACTACAAGTGGGTGAAGTGGGCCGGCCACCCCAACCTGACCCTGCGCGAACTGCCGAAGGACGAAACCTGCGGTGGCGTGGACGTGAATCAGGACTACATGGAGCAGTTGGCCGAAGGCTTCCGGGGGACGCTCAAGTCGCGTCCGCACTGGGCGCTGCGGGCCATCCGCGTTCAGTACCCGAGCGTTCCCGTGTCCATAGAACCGGCCCGTCCACGCAGCGTGGACAAGCCCGCTCCAGTGGACAGCGGCAAGTACATCGTGTTGTCGCCCTACTCGTCCTGCGTGGGACCGGCGCGTGACTGGCCGGCCGCCAACTATGCCCGGCTGGTGAACGAACTAACGAAGGAAGGCCATCGCGTCTACGTCGCCCTCACTAGCGAGCACAAGCACGATGCGTGGATGTATCACCCGGCCAAGGTCTGGATCGACGCCAAGCCCGAGGACATGTGTTCGCTGGTCGCGCACGCGCACCTGTTGGTGGCAAACGACAGTGGCATGTCGCACTTGGGCGGCCTGTTCGGTACGCCGACCTTCGCCATCATGGCGCACATCGAACCGGAGACTACCTTCTGGTGCGCCGATTCCGTGCAGGGCATCGTGCCGGACGAGCGCGTCTGGTGCCGTTTCTGTAGCTGGCAGAAGGAAGGAGGTCATTTGCGCTCATGCCAAGCGTTTTGCGGTGCTTTGGCGTCGATTCTCCCGGATGACGTGCTGTTCCAGCTTCGCAAAAGGGGCAGCATCTAACTGATCCACTGGGAGGGTGCATGCTGGTATCCGACGTTCTGACGCGGACCACGGAAGCGCTGAACGATCCGACCTATGAGCGCTGGTCCCAAGCCAGTCTCATTCGCTACACGCATGACGCCGTCTTGGCCGTCATTTCGGTGCGGCCGGATTCGTATCCCATCGCCAGCACGCTGACGCTGGTGGCCGGTGCCGTGCAGTCCTTGCCCATTTCGGCCCTGCGCCTGCTCGACATCAGCCACAACGCCAACGGCAAGGTGGTCACCTACATCGACCGCGACGTGCTGGACCGGCAAGCGCCGTCATGGCGCACCGCCACCGCCTCGACCACCATCAAGCACTGGGTCTACGACAACAAGTACCCGAAGGTGTTTGAGGTGTACCCGCCTGCCAAGGTCGGTGCGGTGCTGCATGGCAAGTGGTCGGCCATCCCGGCGATTGCGCTCAATACGTCCGACACGTTGGTGCTGGACGATGTGTACCTGAACCCGGTGGTCGAGTTCGTCCTGTTTAAGGCCTACTCCATCGACACCGAGTTCTCGCGCCAGCCGCACATCGCTGCCGCCCACCTGAACGCCTTCCGCCTGATGCTGGGCGAGAAGACGAGCAAGGACTTGGCGTACTCCCCTGACCTGAACCAGAAGGGCGCGACCCCGAACGTCGGTCAGGCCCAAGGAACTGTCTGATGGCCGCCTACGAAGACTTCTTGGAGTACGTCGCGCCGGCAGTGCCCGGGGCGTCCGAACCGCTGATGCTGCGGGCCATTCGGGATGCCTGCGTCGACTTCTGCGTGGAGACGGGCTTCTTCCGCAAGACGCTGGAGCCGATCCCGTCCGTGGCCGGCATTGCGGAGTACGACATCGAAACGCCCGAGGGGACCGTCGTCTCCAATGT